ATGGGATACTAGCTCAGTCGGTAGAGCACTTGACTTTTAATCAAGGCGTCGTGGGTTCGAGTCCCATATGGCACATACGGACCTTTAGCTCAATAGGTTAGGGCAGCTGCCTCATAAGCAGCCGGGTCTGGGTTCGAGTCCCAGAGGGTCCATATGCAGTTTGTAAACGATGTGGTTTTTTCTTTCTTTGTGAAATCCCTTTCTCTTTTCCCACAAAGTAGCAACTGCAACTCTCCGTGAGAATCAACCTGCGGACAAGTCAGCCGCAACCGTATAGGCGGTATTTGGGTAGATGTGCAGAATTGGTATTGCAGCAGACTGTAAATCTGTCATCTTCGGATATGTAGGTTCGAGTCCTACTCTACCCACTTTTGCCGCGATGCCACAATGGTACTGGGCCGATCTTGAAAATCGGTGATCTGTAACAGGACTGAGGGTTCGAATCCTTCTCGCGGTGCTCCAGTTGCCTAGGGTAGCTCCCGAAAAGCAGAACCTGTGACTGCCTGGCAACTGATTTGTAATCACAGGAATACATTATCGCACAGGAGGTAAAACAGATGTCAGAGAAGGCAAAAAAAGAAATAGTAATATCGGAGGGCAGAGATTTTAAAGGAATCTGGATTCCAGAACGTCTTTATTTATCACCGGATTTAAGTCCTAGAGAGAAATTCTTGTTAATTGAGATATACAGCCTTACTCAAAAAGACAAAGGCTGTTTTGCTTCTAACAAGCATTTTGCCAACTTCATTGGCTTAAAAGAAAATAGTATCCAAAAGATGCTTTTAAAATTTGAACAACTGGGATTGATTGAAAGAATCTTTGAATACAAAGAAAACACTAAAGAAATCGACAAGCGAATCATTATCCTCACTCAGAAATTTTTTGATTCTTTTGTCAATGAAAAATCTATTTCTTCTAACATGGAAAAAAATCCATGTGGGGGTATGGAGAAAAATCAACAGGGTGGGGTTGAAAAAAGTCCACAGATAAGTAATACAATAGATATTAAGTATAACAGTAGTTTAAGTGATACAGATAAAGAACATGCTCTATTATCAACTAAAGTTGACAATAGAGATAAATACATGGTTTCGCGCACTAAAAGTGCTCAAAACTCAGTGCACAAGACCCAAAAGAAAGAATCTGATGTTGATCCAGATGATTTTATCAAGTCTAAGGAGTCAGTTCTTAAAGATGAGCTTCACAGACTGTATTCAAACAATCCTAAAAACATCTTTACTACAGAGCAACAAGAAAATGACTGGGTTGACAAGGAATATAACAGCCTGACTGCTATTATTTTTGAGTTTAACCACCAATATAAAGCATCTACAGGCTTTGACACTAAGAATCTATCAGACGAGAGCCTTAAACGAGTTGCAAGAAGCTATATCAAGTCACCAGAATCTTTAAAAGATGACTATGATGACCTTCAAAGCAATAAGGTTTTGATTGAAGAGTATCTAAAAACTGATTACGGCAGCAAACATGGAGTGATTGTAAAAAGTTTATCGCACTACATGTCTGGCAGCATTCGAGAAATGCTGTTCTATAAACACTTGTTCTAACTTGCCAATGCACATTTGCTAGCTATATACACGTACATTATGCTAGCTATATATGTACGTTGATACAAGTATACACGTACACTAGGAGGTGCAAATGCAGAACATAGAAATCAACTTTGGGGTTCGCCCATGTATTGTAAACCAAAATGGTGAAGAAAAGAAAGCATTATTCCATATGTGGGAAAATTTTGCAAAGCCTGTTGCAGCGGATTTGTACATTGGCGGTTGTCCAGAGGGACAAATGAGCATGATATTTGGGCTTGTAGAGTATAATGATGGCACGATGGGCGAGGTAAATCCTAGCCAGATTCGATTCGTTGACAATAAGATCAAAGACTATGCTTTTGAGGAGGGCTGATTCATGGTGAAATATAGACCACACAGAGGAGCATTATGCGACGCAATGGCAGAAATGAGAATCTTTGATTCTGTCGAAGATATGTTCTACTACATTGTCGAAGACTGGAAAGCATATGGAAATCCATTTGATATCGGAGATTTAACCATAACGTGTGATGAAGGAAAAGACGAGCGCATTAACTGGAAGGAAGGCAGATATGTCTGCACTAGACGAATGCGAGAAAAGATTTTTGACACGCCGCAGTGTATTGGAATGTGTTCGATTGAATCGTAGAACGGAGATAATCATGATGATTGCAAATAAAGTAAATGTAATGGGACAGGAATACCAAATTGTAAAAGCAAGCCGTGACCAGTATAAGCAATGCGATATCGCGGACGGATGGTGCGACGCTTACGGCAAGAAGATTTACTATGTAGACCCTAATACAGATCCAGAACATGATTCAGTGGCGACATCGCCAGAAGAACTCGTAAAACATATTTTACAGCACGAAATTGTCCATGCATTTCTCATTGAATCGGGACTTGCAATTAGCTCATTAGTTACTTCTGGTGCATGGGCGATGAATGAAGAAATGGTGGATTGGATTGCATGGAATGGTGAGAAGCTGTATAAGGCGTGGAAGGAGGCAGGACTAGTTGATTAAAGATGATTTACAAACAAAAGTTGTGGAGCAAGCCGCCCTTATAGCGGCGGCACTCAAAAAAGGTAAAGACGTTGAGGTACGGCGAACTGCAGCTGGAATCAGCGTTGCCGAGGTTAGCAAGAAGGTTGTGTACCGATGATTATTGACTACATGAAAAATGTTGATTGCCTCATTGGTATGAAAGATATTCCAGATAAATCTATTGATATGATCTGCGCAGATTTGCCATATGGAATAACTCATAATAAATGGGATGCTGCTATTCCACTGGCTGAGCTTTGGAAAGGAATTGACAGAATCATCAAAGACACAGGCACTATTATATTGTTTGCGAGTGGAATGTTTACTGCTGATTTGATGCAAAGCAATAGAAAAAATTGGAGATACAATCTAGTGTGGGAAAAGAATCAGCCGACTGGTTTTTTAAATGCAAACCGAATGCCACTCAGATCACACGAGGATATTTGTGTTTTTTATAAAAAAACTCCTACATACAATCCACAAAAGTCTACTGGTAATCCCAGAAAGGTAAGCAAAGCAAACCATAAACTAAACTGTAAGGAAACAACAAATTATCAAAAATACAGTTTAACAACTTACGATAGCACAGAGAGGTATCCAAGATCTGTATTAAGGTTTCCAAAAGATGTTCAGAAATCAGCTGTACACCCTACGCAGAAGCCACTTGCACTTATTGAATATTTGATTAAGTCGTATAGCAACCCAAGCGATACAGTACTTGATATCTGCGCCGGAAGCATGACAACTGCTATCGCAGCTGTGAACACTGGTCGCCATTACATTTGTTTTGAAAAAGACCCCGATATTTTTTCAAATGGCGTAAAAAGATTTAACGAATCAACCAATGGAGGACATGGACAATGAAATTAAAAAGACTAATCGCTACCCTTGCAACCGCAGCAATATTTTCTAGCGCAGCCATTGGCTGCAACACTGAAGCTAATAAGGTAAGTGCTAATATTTCTGCACAAGCAGACAATTTTAATATTACCAGAAAGCTTACTGTTCTGAACGCAAGAACCGATACAGTCCTTTTGGAGCTGACTGGAACATTTGCATTAAAGAACAATTCATCAAATGAACTCGAAGTCATTATTGAGACTGCCGAAGGCAAATATCAGAAAGATTACGTGTATTTGAATGACTACACCATGTACGTGGTCGAGGATATCTCTGGTTCAGAGGTAGACAAATACCGTTATGAGATCAATTTCTTGCCTGAATGGGGACTCAAGGCAACTCATCATGAGTAAACTTTACGTTTACATAGTAAACATATGTAATACATTCAATTTTAAAGGACCATAACAAGAGCTTGAAAATGAATTTTGCTGTGATAAAGCTTAGAAAACCTAGAAATCTGTCACCAAACACTTAGGAAAGGAGAAAAAAATCTTTTATGACATACGAAGATGCCTTAAAAGCCTCAGAAAATGGTCAAAATGTAAGATTGTGGAGCGGCGAAGAGTATTTGCACCCAGAATATGTTAAGCAGACTCTTGACAACCTTTCGACTGTTCAAATATCTCACGAGCATTTAAGATCTTTGTTGAAAGCCTCAGTAAGTGATGATTGGAGCATTTATACAAAAGAAAGTCTGGAATGGGAAACTGGATATTATCGAAAGCGTTACGAATGCCTGAATCGCATACAAGATGATTTTTTAAAAGATCTACTTGGCCGCGACCGCTATAACGATTATACAAATCAGTATTTCTGTAAGAAACTGATCGCTGTAGATGCATTCCACGCTCTTTATAGCCTAAAACGCAACCAAAAAATATTTATGCTTACAACTATTGTATTCTTAGCAACAACAATTATAGCCTTAATAGTTTAAAGGAGGAGTACGCATGAGATTTTCAGAAGCATTTAAATTGATGAAACAGGGTGCGCTGATAAAGCTTCCGTCATGGGCAGGCTATTGGTACTGGTCCAAAGAAAAGCAGACCATCATCATCCACACAAAAGATGGTGAGGAGTTTGATATTAGAAAAACAGCTAATCCAGATTATACTTTTTCAAACATTGCATCCGATGATTGGATTGTTTGGCATTTGAACAGTGAGAGCCTTAACAGCAGAGCTAAGATAGCTATGATTTCGCAACCAATTTGTGGTAAAACCATTGAAGAAATTAAAGCCACAAGAGAAAAAGCCGTTCAAGCTTTAAAAGAAATGGGGTATGAACCTATAGATGTTCCTTTTTTAGAAGAATGGTACAACTCCAAGGCTTCTCTTGAGCAAAGTAGCGTAGTCACCGTTCCTGAATATTTTGTTGCTGAGCTTTTTATTCGCATAACCCGTTCTAGCGCAATTTACTTTTGTAAAGGATGGAAAAACGCGGTTGGTTGTTGGCTCGATCATAATGCTGCTTCGGCATACGGCTTAAAAATTATTTACGAGGAATAGGAGAGCAAATAAATGATTGTTACAGGCATGGCACACTTTCAGAATGTGTGCAAAAGAAAATTGTCAGAATGGTATGACAAGCAAGAGGGAGTAGAAAAGATTACTCCAGATAATGTTTTCGTTGTATGGAGTTGTAAGACTTTGCAAAATTACAAGTTACTGGCAGCCACCACAGTGTCGGGAGATGGAGTTTATGCCGAGTATGCTTACAACGGCGACAAACAGGAACTGTACGAAGACGTGTACAAGAAAGTACAGAATACATGCCACAAGGAGGAATAAGAAAGATGAAAGCAATGCTATCACAGCCAATGGCTGGCAAAACTGATGAGGAAATTGTTGCAACAAGAGAAAAGGCTGTTACAGCTTTAGAGGCGAAGGGCTATGAAATCGTAAACACTCTTTTTACAGACGAGTGGTACAGCAACGAGTCAATGAAGGAACGCGGTGTTGTACAGATTCCACTCTGTTTCTTAGCAAAATCTCTGGAGAACATGAGCCTGTGCCATGCTGCATATTTCTGTAAAGGATGGGAAAATGCTCGTGGATGCCGTATCGAACATGATGCAGCTGTTGCGTATGGGCTAGATATCATCTACGAAGAGGATTAAGCACCATGGATTCAAGAATAGCAATTTTCAACATGCAGGACGGAATCCCAATGAAACGCCGAAAATATCCTGAAATTTGGTATTGGGATAATGAACGGAAGACAATTATGATCAAATATCCTACAGGGCATACAGACGAAAAGCTTTTCGCAATGAATGACCAAGATCATATTGATTATGTATTTGAGGCTTTATATGCAATTGACTGGTATCCAGCAGATGAAGCAGATCGTTCGAAATTGGGAGCATTCTACTTCTCAAGACCATTTTCTTTCAACCACGCTCTTTTTGCACTCAAAGGTGGTTCCGAAATAACACGTAAAGCCTGGCATGAGAAAAAAATATATCTTAAACTTGTAAAAAATAGCAAAACAACTATTGCTCTTGTGTATCCAAACGGTACACAAATTGACTGGACACCTTCTGTTGAAGACATATTAGCAGAAGATTGGCTTTTTTACACTGAATGGAGGAAATTAAATGGTTAGAGTAGGTTCGGCGAGAATTGATGAGAATGGAAAAGTGATTGGCGGACAGGCAGGAGATCAGACAGGGCAGGAAGTAGCTGTAGAAGCATGGTATCGCCATGATAAGGGGTGGGTAGTTATCCGTGCTAAAGATGCAGCAGTGCGTGAGCGCATTGCACAGTGCATGGAAGCAGCGTGCGCAAATAATAATATCGGTTACGATCAGTCTACATCTTGGGATTTGTACGACAAGGCTAAGCAGTACGGATGGGATTGCAGCAAGGTTAACACCCCAGTGGAGACAGACTGTAGCAGCCTTGTACGTGCATGCGTGGCATATGCTTTGCAGCGCGACATTCCGTGGTTTTCTACTGCCAACGAAGTTGAGGTTTTGGATGCTACAGATGAATTTGAAATCATCCGTGAGCCAAAATGTACAGAGTCCTCAGCATATCAGATGCGTGGAGATATTTTGTGTACAACTGTACAGGGACATACTGTAGTAGTACTGGACGATGGCTCTAAAGTGGAGTGCGAGATTATCTCAACTGGTAACACTACACTCTGCGGTACTGGCATAGGTACAGCAGTAGCAAAGCAGGCTATGCATGTACGCAATGGCGCCGACATTGGTGCAACGTCCCTTGCAGTAATCAAAAAAGATGTAGCTGTAGAAGTCCTTGATATCACAGCTTCTGGATGGTATAAGATTGTATGGCCGGGAGAGGCTTGCGGATATGCCTTTACAAAGGCAGGAAGTGGCTATTACAGCTATTCTCCAAATACCAACGCACAAGTTATAAACTTAGGCGATAAAGTCCAATTCACAGGCAATAAACAGTATATGTCAGCATGGGCCGATAAGCCAATCACTGCAGTTCCAGAGGTTGCAACTGTAACAAGTATTTGCGAGAGTGGCAAGCATCAGTATCACATCATAGGCGATAACGTCTACGGTTGGGTAAACAGAGAAGACATAGTAAGAAAATAATTAAAACGGCATAATCAAAATGGTGATTATGTAACAGCCAAAATGGAGGCTCTTCTTTAAATGTTAAGAAAGGAGGAGCCTCTTTTTTGTTAGAGCTAAGACAGCATAAAGAACGTGTGGAAAATATACAGCGCCAGATCATCATGCAACCTACATACAGCCAGCTCAGCACCTTATGTGGCGGAGCAAGACTGATTCTGCTTGATGCCAACGAGTTTATACCAAATCGTGATTTTAAGAACCTTGATGCGTACAGAGGGTATGGCGACCATGTAAATAGCTATGTCCGATGGTACTGCAACCGCAACAGAAAAGTAGAGGGCGACGAGTGGGACAAACTGTATTGGCAGACTTATCTGAATGGTGCACGAGCAAGAATATTCAATGATTATTTACTATTCTTAGAGCACAAGCGCGAACCTCGAAAGATGTTCTACAAGCCAAAGATTAAGCAGTTCGAGAAGTTCCAGCTTATAGAATCTTATCAAGGTATGCTTGATGATAAGTACGACATTCTATGCATATCCATGCCGCCTGGTACGGGCAAGGCACAGCCATTATATTCAAAGGTACTTACTCCGAACGGTTTTGTTCAGATGGGTGATTTAAAGGTTGGCGACAAAGTATTTGCTGCGAATGGCAATGAATCAACCGTAACTGGAATCTTTCCCCAAGGTTTACGTAAAATTTATGAAATAACGCTTGAAAACGGTTATAAATGTAGAGCATCTGATAATCATTTATGGTTATCAGTTTACGAAACTTCGCTTGGAGTTTTTGAATGTCAAAAAGTTGTAGAGACTTCAAGAATGCTTTACAAACCAACTCACTTTTACATACCTTGTATTTCTGGTGAAAACTTCAACCATTTTGAATACTGTAGAATAAAATCAATTGAATATATCGGAGATGATGAGTGTCAGTGTATATATATTGATGATCCGTCACATTTATATGTCACTGACGATTATATTGTTACGCACAACACAACCCTGCTCAAGTTCTTCCACTCAGCCGTAATTGGTTGGTTTCCAGACGATTACAGCCTGTTCTATTCGCACTCGGGCGATATTACGCGAATGTATTACGATGGTGTCTATCAAATGGTTGATGATTCACTTGAGTACGCTTGGCATGATATCTTCCCTGACTTGAAAATCACATCAACAAATGCATTGATGCAACAATTCAATGTCGGAAAATATAAGCCATTTCCATCTTTACAAACAACATCTGTAGGCGCGAAGAGTGCCGGAAAAGTTCGTGCAAGCAAATTTTTACTTACTGATGATATGATTGGTAGCCTAGAAGAAGCCTTGAACAAGAACTACCTCGACAAGATGTGGGGAGCTTATACTGTAGATGCATTGCAGCGAAAAACAGTTGATAGCAATAATAATCCTTGCAAAGAGATCATGCAAGCAACACGTTGGTCAACTCAAGATGTTATTGGAAGACTGATAGATATATATGAAGGAAATAACCGTGTAAGAATCATTTCCATTCCTGCTACTGATCCAGAGACGGGCGACAGTAACTTTGACTATGCAATAGGCGGCTTTACAAAGGAGTTCTTTGCAAAGCAAGCGCTGTTGATGGATGATGTGTCATACAACTGCCTTTACATGCAACAGCCAGTCGAAAGAGAAGGACTGCTGTTTCCAGAAGAAAAAATCATGCGATACAAGGAACTTCCGACCTCAAAAATTGAACGTATCACTGCTCAAGCCGATACAAAATCAACAGGTACTGATTTCTTCGTTCTTCCAGTACTTATAAAGTACGAAGGAAAAGATTTGTATTACTGCGTAGACTGTGTGTGCAGCAATTCTTCTGACTATGAAGCCCAGTACGAAAATTCCGCAAATCTCCTTGCTGACAACAAGGTTGAAGATTGCGAGTTTGAGGGTAATAGTGGTGGAGACCGTGTTTCTCTGGAAGTTGATAAACGTGTCCTTGAAAAAGGCTGGATTTGCAACATATCATCTCGAATGACCGAAACGAATAAGGAAGCGAGAATATATCAGTGCTCGAACTGGATATTGCAGCACGTTGTCTTTAAAGACAAAAAGCTTTATACACCAAAAGAGCCATATGGTGTAATGATGTCTCTTCTGGCCCAGTACTCCACCAGTGGGAAAAAGCAGCTTGATGATGTACCAGATACATTCGCAAACTTCGCGCTGCGCATACAGCGCAGAAAACCAAGACCAACAAGAATCATTAACAGCATCTATTAAGATTGGAGGCATGTATGGATACAAAACACTATCTATCACAAATTAGCGTACTTGATCTTAAAATATCAAACAAAATCTACGAAAAAACACAGTTAAAAAATATGCTTTGTTCGGTTCCGAGTTGTGTAAAAGATGTCAATGTGCAAACTGGACATGCCACAGACAAGACTGCATCTACGATTTGTAAGTTGGTAGATATGGAACGCGAAATTGATTCAATGATTGATTCTTTTGTGGATTTAAAATCTAAAATCATTGCTCAAATGGAGCAGCTTGAGTTCAAGTATTATAATATACTGTTCAAACGTTACGTTGCACAGCAACAATGGTGTGAAATAGTAGACGAGTTACATTTTACACAACGACATGTTTTCAAGCTCCACAAAGAAGCATTAAACGAATTTGAGAAAAAGTTTGGGAGTGAATATCTGGACCAATAAAAAAATAGCAGGGGAAGCAAAATTCTCCTGCTATTGATGTTTCAGCAACTTTGATTTTCCTGAAATTCCTTTAAATCACTTTTCAATTTGTCCATAATCTTGCCTGTATAATTGTTATTCTTACGCTCTGTAAAGTTTTGGAATGCCTGTGTCCCCCTTGCAACCGCCTGTGATTTCTGATTCCCTTCCTGCGGTGGCTTTGATGCTATATCTTCCTGCATGAGTTTTCGCAAATACGAAAAGCGACTACGGATGCGCTTCTGTTCATTCCTGCGTTTAATCTCTGCTGCCTTCTGTGCCATATACTGGTAGTAAGCCTTTTCCAGATCTTCCTTCTGGCAACTTGGCAGCTTATGAACTGGTACTGTTACGAGTAGCGTCTGTATCTCTTCTAGCTGTGCCTGTGATAGTTTCCACTCATCCAATGCACTTTCCCAGAGTGGACGATCTAATGCATCTTCCTTTGGCACTGGCGCTTCTGGAAGTTGCACTTCCAATATAGGTAATGTTTCGACTTCAAATCTTATGCCAACTACCGTTCGCCCTTTCTTAATGGGTTCATATGTATACCGACATTCAGTTTTTTCATCCATTTCTTTTTGAACACGTTTCAATATCTTTTGATTGAAAAACTTGTATTCTTTATACAGTTCTTCCTTATCACAATCAAGTATTTGCCTTAATTCATCAAGCTGCACTTCCCAACTTTTTCGAAAACGGTTTTGTTCGAGATACGTAAACATGATATAAGTGTAACGGCTTGTGAGTAATGTTATGCAGCGCAGCTTATACCGAAGATATCCGAGGTTTTCAATATTAAAAAAATACTTCATTGCTTTTTGAGAACACTCTAGCTTTACTTGCCACAGACCGTAATCATCTTGCTCTGCCGTTGCTTCTTCAAACAACGTCACCAATCTAAAACCTTGTTTTTCACTATCATCTTGCACTTCTATTACATTTCCCATAAGATGCTTTAATCTTGCCTTGAGGTCTTGATTGTTGATTTTTTTTACTCCTAAAATTTTTTCAAGTTCGCCTTTCTCGAAAACAACCGTTCTCCTGTCTGGCTTGTGACTGTCTATTCGTGATAAATAAGTGTCAAGTATCTTAAATTCTGCAAGCGATAGCTCGGAACGCCACAAGGAAAACAACGGCAAACTTTTTTGAACAGTAAGTTTGTCTCCATTTCCTAAACTGGTTATTGGCCCAATCTTTTTTCTAGCCATGTGTAAAACCTCTCTTTCTCTACTTTTATGTTTATTATAGCACCATAAGTTACCATTGTAAATATAAAATTGTTACCTTTTTATATTTTATGGAATTTCTTGGTTACTCATGCGGAATTTCTTGGTTACTCATGCGGAATTTCTTGGTTACTCATGCGGAATTTCTTGGTTACTCATGCGGAATTTCTTGGTTACCTATGCATATCAAAAAACTAGTATTTATGCGGATTTCAAAGCTCCCGTAATCAAGAGAGTAATCAAGAGCGTAATCAAGAGAGTAATCAAGCTATCAATCAAGGAAAGCATTGGTAGACAGATAAAAAACAATTCAATATTAACTATGACATTTTAATTGGAATTTCGTGGTTACCTATAACACTAAAACCTATCATTTAATATCACTAAATGACACAAGATATCATCTTGAATACATGCTATTACTATGATACTCTCAACAATAGAAAAGTATGAAATAAAGTTAATTGCGTCTTACATATGTATGGCGCTTTTTTATTACCCAAAAAGGAGATAACACTATGTAATTGAATATATTGGCAAAAATAAACTTTTGTGTCTAAAAATACTCAAAGGAGATGATGGACTTGCTAAAGAGCTTCAAGACGGAAATCAATCCTACACCAGAGCAGGTAACAAAAATCAATAAGACGATTGGAACCTGTCGGTATCTATACAATTTTTATCTTTCTCATAACTTAAAACGTTATGAGCAGGGAGAAAAATTTATGAGTGGAAAGTCCTTTAGCGTATGGCTGAACAATGAATATCTGCCGACACATCCTGAATATTCATGGATAAAGGAAGTCAGTTCAAAGTCAACAAAACATGCAATTGAATGTGGATGTACTGCATTTACAAGATTTTTTAAACATCAGAGTGGATTTCCTAAATTCAAAAAGAAAGATATCTCAGATGTAAAGATGTATTTTGTAAAGAATAATCCGAAGGACTGCCATTGTGAGCGGCACAGAATTAACATTCCCACCCTTGGCTGGGTGAGACTGAAGGAAAAGGGGTATCTGCCAACGACAAAAAATGGCTGGCGGATTCAAAGCGGAGCCGTTTCGAAAAAAGCGGGCCGATATTATGTATCAGTTTTAGTGGATGTTCCAGATTTGCAGGTCAAATCGAAGGAAGATCAAACAGAAGGAATAGGAATTGACCTTGGATTAAAAGAGTTTGCGGTTCTTTCAAATGGTAAAACTTATAAAAATATCAACAAAACAAGCCGAATCAAAAAGCTTGAAAAACAGTTGAGACGGGCGCAGAGATGTCTGTCTCGCAAATATGAGAATTTAAAGAAAATGAAGAAAGGAGAGTCTGCTCAAAGAGCAAATATACAAAAACAAAAGCTTAGGGTACAAAAACTTCATCAAAGAATCAATCAGATTCGAACCGATTACATCAATCAAACAATTGCAGCGATTGTGAAAACCAAACCATCACATATAACGATTGAAGATCTGAACGTAAAAGGTATGATGAAAAATCGACATCTTTCAAAGGCAGTGGCATCAGAGAAATTTTATGAGTTTCGAGAAAAGCTCATGACGAAATGCCATGAAGAAGGAATTGAGTTAAGAGTAGTCAGCAGATGGTATCCGTCTTCAAGAAAATGTCATAGTTGCGGATGCATCAGGAAAGATTTAAAGCTTTCAGATCGAATTTACAGATGCAGTTGTGGCTATGTAGAAGATCGTGATCGAAATGCGGCACTTAATTTGAAAGATGCAGAAACTTACGAAATTGCATAATTGAACGCAACCGTAAGTATGTACCCGGGGCTATCTGGGGAATTAACGACTGTGGAGTGTACAAGAACTTGTGAGTAGACAGAATTTCGGTTCGTCAAAAGCATACACGATGAAGCAGTAAGTAGTGTTCGTGAGAACCTACAATTCTCGATATGAGTATATTTACACATATTTTGAGTAGCAGACGGCCATGTTAACGATTAGAAGCAAGAGTATATCACTGTCAGGAGACAGTACAGTAAATGATCAAGTGATTTTTGCGTTTCAGGCATCAATCAATTCAAACAACCCCAAAGAAGTCCAGTTTAGCAACTGGATAAACGACCATGAGTTATACAAGCAGAACCGGAAGGAGTGCAATTCCGATTACGAGTCTTTCCAGGACGAAGTATACAAATTGCAAGACTCGATGCTGCCGCTGGCTGAAACGCTATGAGTAGCCAGATAATTACATGCCCCAATTGTGGAAGGATTATTTTCCACTATGACAAGAAAGCGACGAACGCTTTTGAAGTGCAATGTAGGAAATGTGAGCAAATGACTTGCATTCTTACACAGGACGGTATTGTGCAGTCAGTTAAGCCTATAAAAAAGATACAAGCCAAAAGTAGCAGCGGCAAAAGATTCTATTAAGAAAGGAGGGCGAACAGGATGTGGACGTTAAAAGGAAGACAGAAAATATATACGGATGCAAAAGAAATTACTGCCAACAACATAATCAAAGAATTGTCAAAAGCATATGAGAAACATAAATTTAATCGGTTAGAGATGCAATATCTTATAGATTTTGAAGCCGGCGATCAACCACTGGACAGACCCAAAATTGTTCGCCCTGAGATCAATATTAAAGTAACTGATAATGCCGCAAACTACATCACTGATTTCAAAATGGCGTATTTTTGGGGAACACCAGCAATGCTGATACAGCGATCTGACAAAGACGCTCACAAAACACCAGCAGGCTTAGACGATGAAGGAATATCTGCACTTAACGAAATGCTTACAAATGCCTGCGACATTGGTTACAAGAATCAGGAGCTTGGCAATTTTGTTGAAAAAGTAGGTGTAGGATATCGACTTGTTGACATCAAAACTGAATTTGAAGAAGATGACGAAGCCCTTGTGGATATATATACGCTAGACCCAAGATACGCCTTCTGCGTATATAGCAATGACGCCAAACAAAAGAAGCTAATGGGAGTGACATATAGAACGGACAATGGCGAACAATATTTTACGTGCTTTACGCCTAAGATGCGCTTTGAAGTCTCAAAAGGTGAAATTGTTAAAAAATCATTAAATCCACTCAAAAAAATAGCGATAGTTGAATACGAGAGATCTGTTGACAGAACAGGCTGCTTCGAGAGGCAAATATCAGATTGTATCGAACTTAACACGCTAGTCTCTGATTTCGCAAACCTTACAGCGCAGCAAACTCAGGAGATATGGTGGGGCAATGATGTTGATTTTCCAGTTGACCCCAAAACTAAGAAGCCTGTAGAAGTGAAGTCGGGGCAATGGGTGCTTACTAGCACAACACCAGATGGAAAGACACCACAAATCAAGGCACTATCTAATGCATTTGATACAAACGCAACATTAACAGCGATAGATACACGCTGGCGAAGAATTTTACAAAAATGCAAAGTGCCTACACAACAAGATTCAGAAGGCGGTGGTTCTACGGGGACAGCAATGGATATGTCTAGTGGATGGAGTGCAGCTGAGATTGACGCTGTGCGTGAGGAACAAATCATAAGCAAGGCTCAGAGAGAGGAGCTTAAGCTTATCATAAAAGTACTTCAATTAACTCCATCAAATGTGCTTAAAGACGATGACCCAATCAAAAGAGTACATGTTGGAGACATCAATTTCCATTTCTCAAGAAGAAAGAACTATGACATGTCAGTCAAAGCAAATGCTTTATCAACCCTCATTAAGACTGGTGTACATGGCAGACATGCACTTAAATTTATTGATGGCTTTGAAGACACTGAGGCTACATGGAATGACAGTAAGGACATGATAGAAGCAGTACAAAGGGCTGCTGCGTCAAGCGGAACCACAGCAGTGGAAGACAGTGAACCAACTGATAGGCAAATAGATCAGTTGGAAACAAGCCCTATAACCGGGAAGGTATAAGGTGATGATATGGCACAGATATTTGGATTTGACGAAATCGAAAAGATACGGTCCATGCCATACAATAGATTTTTTGGTGAAATGGGAATCACAAAAAAGCAAAAACAAGAACGCATTGAATTTTCAAATAAAATTGAAGATGATATGCGTTTTTTAATTTTACTCATCTTGATTATGAAAGAGACAGGTAGAGTTGATGTCGAGAAAGCAGCAGAACAATTTGAAACAAAATTGTTGAAATGGATTGCACGATATATTGACCTTGACAGCGAGACAAAGGTTTATATATCAGATTTTTGCTTATCCACAGCACAAGTAACGGTGGATCATGTGAACGAAAAATATTATGTCTCGGAAGACCGAATACGTCTGGTCAGTGAAAATACAGCCCTTGATTTTTTAAACCATAAAGATTTCAAAGAGGCGGCCAGAAATAAAACATACAAAACGTGGAACACAATTATAGACGGAAAAGAACGCGAAACACATCACAAGGAAGATCAAACAACAATACCAATAAACAACTACTTTTTAGTTGGAAAAGCACTTATGCGGTATCCACATGATATGGCAGTTGCTTTTACTAACCCGGAGGAAGTGATCAATTGTCGCTGCTGGGTGACGTACTCTTAATTTATGCAAAGAACAGGCTCTTTAAACGAAGGTTTGAAGGGCTTTTTGTTTGCACAAAACTAGGGCAAACAAGTCGGAGACGGACTTTAAGGAGCAAAACAGCTCAGAGAAGAGCTTAATAATCGCACAAATCAAAGCGGAGAGAACCGCACAAACGCAGAAAGGAATGAATCTATGAAGACTCAGCCGATTTTTAGAACATTTGAACGCAATGCCACCAAGAGAAAATTAAACCTGCAGCTTTTTGCAGAGCCGACACCGGAGGTTGAAACTCATGAAGAGTCAAAGGGATCAGGTGATGATCACGAACCGGAAACCGATGCTGATGTATTAAGGGTGCAGCTTGCACAGGCAAACGCACAAATTGCGAAACTCACAAACAAAGCTGATGCACTTGCATCTGAGAACGCAGCCAAAACAAAGCAACTCAGAGAAAAGATGACAGCTCAAGAGAAGGAAGCGGAAGCAAAGAAAGAAGCAGAAGCCGAGAGAGACAAGCAGTTCAAGGCAATGCAGCGTGAGTTGACGATTATGAAATCTACCAATACATACATGGACACTTTGGAAATGTCCAAGGAAGTAGCACAGCAGTACGCCGAGGCAAGAGCTGACGGAGATGGAGATAAGGAAAACGAAATCTTGAGGCAGCACATGAAAACGCTCAAATCAAAGATGATGCAGGAGTTTCTGGCAGAGCGTGGCGAAGTTAACGCAGGACACGGAGACAGTCACGAGAGCAAGGCTGTTGAACTTATGAAGTCACTACCGACGTATTCGACAGAGGTCGACGAAAGCGTTTTGAAGCAATACATGTAAAGAAAGGAAGTAAGAAATGGCAAGAGGAGACATGAGATATGCAACAACCGAGATACGTCCATCCGGTGCAGAGATCTTAAACAGAGAGGTGTTCGAAGGAGTGCCAATGACTATTGATTTTACAGATGTCAGCACTACTGATAGTGATACCGGAGAGAAGGTTGTAAAGGCAGGAAGTATAATTAGTGGAACAGGAACAGTAGTTGCAGCAACACCATGGACAGGCGGAGCTGGAATCTTGCTTTTTGATGTGTATGAGCATCGGCCACAAGGAACGATTCTTAAAAAGGCATACATTAACAAGTCAAGAGCAGAACAGAATGCAGGAATCACTTATGATGCAGACTTAACTAAGATCCTGCCTATGATCGTGGTTGAGTAAAAAAGGAGGAGCAATGGCAGTTTTAATTACAGATATTTATGATTCACAGGCAGTTGCCGTAAGACGTACACAAGATCCAAGTAATGCCATGGGCTTTGTAGGAAAGGCTTTTTTTCCGAACAGAAAGAAGCTGGGCTTATCGTTAAAATGGATTAAGACACACAAAGGCTTAAATGCCATCTTAAAGCCAAGTAATTTTGATGCAATTCCGATGATCAGAGTCCGTGAGGGATTTAAGCAAGAGTCTACACAGATGGTCTTTTTCCGCGAGAGCATGACTGTACGTGAGGAAGATTTAATGCGACTTATGGAGATTGAAGATGCTAATAGTCCATTTATCGGAGACATTATATCATCAATTTACAATGATGCTGCAAGGCTCATTGATGGTGCAGAAATTGCTGCAGAAGTAATGCGAATGGCACTGCTTGCGCCAAAGGACGGAAAACCATCTATCGCAATAGGAACCGGGGAGCCAGAGAGTGACAATATGGTTTATGGCTACGATTACGATGGCGATGGAACATATAAGCAAAAGCATTATTTAAAAATTCAAGGCACTGATACGTGGGACCATCCTGACACGGCGAAGCCGTTAAAAGACGTTCAGCAGGGTACTAAATATTTAAAATCAATCGGAGTACTTCCTCGCTATGCGATGATGAACAGTACTACCTTTGATTACCTCGTTGAGAACGAGCAGATCAAGAACGCTTTAATTACTTCTTCCGGTAAGACGGTTGATTTTACCGATGAAGCAACCGTTAAGGAGATCTTTACGCGAAAGACAGGTCTGACGCCTATCATTTATGACAAGATGTACATTGACTACAAGGGAGAGACTCAAAAGTTCTACCCGGACAACAAAGTAACCATAATCGGCGCAGGAACACTGGGATCAACATATTATGGTGTAACACCAGAAGAGCGTACATTGATGTCAAATAAAAATGTGGATGTTGCCATGCTTGATAACCGCATTGCAATTGCGACCAAAACCGAGCAGGGACCACCTATTAAGACTACAACTAGCGTATCACAGATCGTGCTTCCATCATATGAGGGCATCGACAGCACATTTGTAATTGACGTCAAATAATGAAATTCGATCACATGATCAAGCTTAACGGAATCTACTATGCAGCTGGTGAAGACGTCCCAATGGAAGAAAAAAGCGATGCCCTAGAGATTGACGTCCCGATGGAAGAGAAAATCGAAATTCCAGAGTTGCAAGTTGATGATGAGCCAAAGCGAAGAGGTAAGAAACCAAAAGCTGTTTGATGGAGGTGAGAAAGTATGAGCTATACAGACAACCTTGCAGACGAGCTTTTTTTTGATTTGCAAGTTGAGCTTTCAAATGATGAAGAAGGCGGCAGCTTTTCGGAATCACTACTCAAGCAAAAAATCAAAAGTGCAATCAGAGAAGTAAGAGACAAAAGAAGATATCCACTTGGATACACGGACGGAATGATTGCACAAGATTTAGACAGGTACTATAGCCAGATTCGCAATTTGGCTTTGTACGATTATAACTCGATTGGCTTTGAGGGCGAGAGTCAGCACAGTGAGGATTCCATTCAACGAACAATGGTAGACAGAAAAACGTTGTTCGCTGGAATAATACCGTTAGCAACAGTCTAAGGTCTAAGAAGGATGTTCGCCAGTGTGTTTGCAATGCTTGTGAATACGCTGGCAGGGTGCATATTAAAGCGGCGGTGGGCAATATGCAAAAATATAAGCAGGAGATATAAAGATGCAAGAATTTTTATTACAAACATACACGATCATCCTTCCGATTGCTTTAGGATACATTGTTTGGCTTCTGCAGCAACAGAAGAAAGACAAGAACGCGAATGAGAGAGGAACCATGCTGTTATTGCGTGTGCAACTGATCGAGTATCACACAAAATACATGCGGCTAGGGGAGATACCATCCTATGCTTATCAGAACTTCGAGGAAATGTATGAAGCCTATCATGATTTGGGCGGAAACGGTATGGTTAAAAAGATGTATGAAGAGATCAAAGAGTTACACATCAAGAGTGGAGGAGGTAAATAAAATGGATATATCGAGCATGACTACCGTGATTGCAATTGTAGTTATTTGCTATTTAATTGGGCTTGCAGCCAAGACAATTCCAGCAGTCAAGGATAATTACATTCCGGTCATTGTGGGTGCTTTTGGCGGCATTCTGGGAGTCTTAGGAATGTATGTCATACCAGACTTCCCGGCGCAGGATATTCTGAATGCAATTGCTGTTGGCATTGTATCAGGTTTGTCCAGCACTGGTGTCAATCAGGTATACAAGCAGCTGAAAGATGGCACGGACAAGTAGAAGAAATCGCCAGCAGATGTGGTATTCATACCAAGTCGGGAAAGCACCTGGATATCTGAGAGATGAAAACGGTGACATTCAGTATGAGAGCTATGTTGGAGCTGATGGGGAAGTATATTTTTATACCGATGACGAAGGTAAAAAAATCCCAAAAGAAAGCGGTGAAATGGAAGTGCTTTACAGCAATCCTATAAAGTTTTGGGGAACAATCACATCGCAACTAAAAAACGCTATCATGCGAGCATGGGGCAGCGATAGCACAAACAATTATGCTACGCTCATCTTAGCTAAACATGCAAAAGACTCTAGCGGAAACAAACTTAGCTTGCCGTTTGGAGCAAGAATTTGGCTACACTCAGAAATCAAGATGAAACCAAACGGATCACCAGATGAAAATTCTGCCGACTATCAAGTGCGTGGAATCATGAATGAAGCACTGAATGAAACGTCTTACTATCTGCAGGTATTGCAGCAAAGCGAGGAAAAAACCTAATGGCAAAGGCTTTGGAAATAAAGGTGAGCGGAGTAGATGAAGCCATAAGGATGTTGGAACGTTACCAGAAAACGTTCCAAACGCGAGTAGAGCTTTTCATGAAGAAGCTTACTGATTACGGAGTTGAAAAAGCAACAGAAGAAGTCTTGACGATGGATGCAGTATTTACTGGTGAACTTGCAAATAGCATTCACTCAACCGAGATAGAGAGCAACGCAGAGCGAGTTATCTTTGCAGTAGAAGCTGATTCAGAACATGCTATCTATGTAGAGATGGGAACAGGAATCATAGGCGCTACTACTCCGTATCCAGGCAAGCTCCCGGCTATTTATGCGCAAGGAAAAACAATTAGAAAAACGGCAGATGGTAGATATGGTTGGTATTATCTGGGGGGAGATGGTAAGTGGTACTTTACAGAAGGTATGCCGTCAAGACCATTTATGTATCATGCCTCAACACAAATGAGACATGATATTGAAAGAATTGCAAGGGAGGTGTTCGGATAATGGCTCAGAATCAATGGGTCATCGACCTTGAGAGCAAGGTATTATCCCTTGTGAAAGGCAAGACATACAACAAGCTAAAGAAAAGATATCCACAAATAATGTACACCACCTCAAGCATAAGCAATGATTCACAACGCAATTTTCCCTGCGTGTACGTCCATGAGTTGGGTGGAAGCGAAGCAAACTCCGATCTGGAACGCACAAGAATCAACACTATAGTGGCAGGATTCCAAATTGAAGTGTATAGCAACACATCACAGCTAGACTGCAGAACTATAATGGCAGAAATTATGGACTGCCTAAAAAAACTTATGTTTGATGTAAAAATGTCACCATATGCGGACAATCAATCACCAATATATCGTTATGTAGCACGTTTTGAAAGAACATTTGATTGGAATGATATTTTTTAAGCTCCATCGGCAAGATGGGGCTTTTTTAGTAGGAGGAATACAAAATGGCAGTAGGTTTAAAAAGTAGAATCATCTACAGAGAAAAGACAAAGGAAGATGGCGCAGCCGATTACTGGGCAGGTGAATATAAGCTCTTGATCAGAGCAAAATCAATTCCATCACCTTTCGGCACTGTCAACATGGTTGATACATCAACCTTGGAAGACTTGATAGAGACTCAGGAACAGGGAAGAAGAGCAGCTGCATCAATGGAAGTACCAGGTGCATTTGAAAAAAAATATAAGGATGAACTAGTTAAAAACGAGGGAAAACAATTAGATATCTGCATCCTTTACGGCACAGATGGAAAAGGTTCAGAAGGAATTGTGGCTTTTGTAGGAACAGAATCTTTCGCACCAGACGAGGCAACAGAAGATCACCTCACAGGAACAGCAACAATTGCCACAGTAACCGTTCCAAGGTGGATTGAGGATAGTTATACCGTATCTGTAACAGAAGATGAGAATGGTTATCCAACATCAATTACACTGGCAAAGAAAGAAATGTAACAGCTATATTCGGGAAGCGTGAGCTTCCCGTTTTTTGTTTAAAGGAGAATGAATTATGAAATTTATGAATTACGAAATTAAGTTTGGAATCGAAGCAACTACAAAGAGCGGAATTTTAAAGAAGATTAAAGAAATTCAGCAGTCCAGCGATGATGAAGTTCGGCAGTCCAACGGTGATTTTGTTGACGATATCGAAATGATGCTTAATATGGTTCCGGAGTTTTTGCTTGTGGGACTGCAAAAAAGACATAAGGATGAGTTTGGGTATGATTACAACACAAATAAAGGCAAGGAAGAGGCAACAGCAAAGGTATGCGAATTGATTGATGAGTATACCGATCAGGAAGATTCAAGCATCAAAGAGCTGTTTGAAGAGCTGCTAAAAGAGGTAATGCAAAATGGTTTTTTCAAGAAAGAAGTGCTGCAGATGAAAGCGGAGAAAGAAGCGAAAGAGCAAAAAACAGAGTAATAGATCCAATTGATTATTACGATGAAAAGCTGCTTCCGTATTTTTTGTGTGTTACGCAACAATACGGCTTTACTGCTGAAAAAATAGGCGATATGTGTCCGTGCGAGTTAAAACCATATGAACTTGCTTACAAGCTGCATCAACAGCAAGTCGATATGCAAAACCACATGCTTGGCAGGTATGTAAGAATGTCTATTTTATCAACACTGGGTAACAGCCAGTGGTTCAAAGGCAAGCATACACCGCCATTTGAATATCCAGATATGCCTTTCTTACAGCAGGAGACAAAGAAAAGCGAAAACTGTAATGCAGAATCCAACGAAGAAATCGCAGTGTACGAGATGAAACAAAGAATCAGGCAGCTTGAAAAGCAAGGCTTGCCAGAGAGCCCGATCTAAGGGAGGAGGGATAAAATGAGTGAGGTAAATATTGATTCAATACGGATTGAGGCTAAAACAAATATAAAAGAGGCTATATCCGATATTGAGGCATTGAAACAATCCCTAACTGGATTGGGCGACAACAAAAGCGGAATTGATCACTACTCAACATCTGTAAATGGATTAACGCAAAGATTAACGCGACTTACAGGAATAACCAACAAGGCAGGAATTGCAGCGGTTGAGAAATCTGTAAGAGAACTGGCAGAAGCATCTATTAAGCTTAACAACCTACAGCTTAACGAAAAGAAGGGTTCGATTTTCTCTGAGGATACATGGAAAAGAGCCATGGAGAACGTGGAAAGTGCGATGGAAAACGTAAAAAATACTATCGCACAGAACGTTAAGGAGATCAGGCAGCTTGACGGTGTTGAAAAGGCTTTTGATAACTATATCAAAAAAGCCCAAAACATAAAAATTCCGATTGGCGTAAAGAATGATTTAAGTACAGATAGAGAATTTGCAAATCTGCGAAGTGTACTTGGAAAGAATTTTTCCACAACAAATAGTGGTACAGATTTTGTAACGTTCATAGATGATATGAATAAATCAATAAATACCACATTTGATACTACAAAAAACGCAACAGATCTGTTCAAGGATGTAGTGGAGCGTTTAAGGGATATACGCAAGGAAGCTGTGATGACATCACAGGATGTTATCAAAAACGGCTTAATTCCAGTACAAGAGATTGAATCTGAGCTGTCAAAGTTTGCCGCAAAAGACATTCCCAACCTTAGCGAGAAGTATGGAATAACTGAAAACGATGTTTATGGTGGCAAAAAGCTATCGGAAAATAGTGAAGCAGGAAGCGTAAAAGAAGTCGCAAGCGCCATCGGGCAGAAGACTAGGGCATTTGAAAAAGAACAACAGACTGTAACCGATGTTGTGAACAGTGAAATGAAAGACCTTATCAATTTAAGGTCAACCATCGAATCTGTTACAAGTGCTGTAGGAGATGGAAAAGGCCTGGCAGGAGCATTCAAAGGGCTTAAAGAACTTGGCTTGGGTGAACTGGCTTCTTTGAAAAATATTGATTTCTCTGGAATTGCAAAGCTGAACAGAGAAAATTTAAAATCAATAATCGGAAAAAAGTATACTGGACTATCAGATACAGAAAAGACTATCATTCAAAATGCAGCAAATAAAGCTGTTGCACCAGAGAGTGTGCCGTGGTTAGAAGATTATGAAAAACTGATACAGCAAGCAAGGGAAGAAAGTCAAAAATTTTTAGGTGGATTTTACGTTCCCAAGAGTGTTGAAGAACTTCAAACTGAATTTGTGGGAATCTCGAAAGAGATAGTACGTTTGAAAGAAAACATACAAGAAGCATTAAGAACTCTTGATACTGATGATGTATCACAGATGGTTGATGGCTTGTCGCAGGCGATAGCTTATGCGAGTGATCTATCGACTATCGCAGCTCAAAAAGGTATAACGCTTAGACAGCCAAAAAGTGAATGGCAAGAGTATCCACTCAGCAATTTTCCAGAAGAACTTCGTGGTGATGGCTTATCAAATGCAATGAGTCAAACTGCGAGGGAAACAAGCAACGCTTCAAACCAGTTAAGACAATACAATGAAGATGCGTCAAAAGTAATCAGAACAGAACAGACATTTAAAGATGCCTTGGCTGCTGCTGCGCAAGAGCCACCAATATTTAGAGACATACCAGAGGATATCAACAGATTGAACCGAAACATGCAAAAATTGCCACTTAGCCTATCCCAGTTAAAATCAGATATAAGTGATTTGGCAGGCATCATGGGTGGATTTGTAGGAAAGGCGATATCTGTTGCAGGTGCAATTGGCAAAATAGGATCTTTTGCAACAAAAGTAAACAAGCAGATATTGTCGTTCACAAAAGACTTTGCAAAGCTATCATGGGAGTTTTTGAATTTTGGTTCAAGCAAAAACGCATTATCTGGGCTAAAGAGTCCATTTGGCCAGTCCTCAGCTAGCCTTGGGGATTTTAACAAAAAATTAAAGCACGGAATTACAACTGTGCTGCGCTACGGTTTTGGAATCCGGTCTTTGTACGTACTGTTTAACAAGCTACGATCAGGAATCAAGGACGGAATCAACAACCTTGTTATGTTTAGCGATAGGGCAAATAAGAGTTTGTCGTTGCTGACATCTGACATGTCATATGTTGGAAATAGTGTGGCTGCGGCATTTGAACCAATACTGAATATTATTGCACCAGTTATTGACCAAATTGTAGATTATGCAGTTGCAGGAATTAATGCCGTAGGTGCTTTTATAGCATCAATAACAGGGCAAACATCATATACGGTGGCTGTAAAAAACATCAAAGACTATCGCGACAGTTTAAACGGCACAGCATCTGCAGGAGATGCAGCAAGTGACGCAACTGATAAGTTAAAAGACAAGACCGATGAGTTAAAACACGAACTGATGGGGTTTGATGAAATTGAAAAATTTTCGGAAGATCTCGATAACGCAGCTAACAGCGGTTCAGGAAGTGGAAGTGGAAGTGGTTCCGGAAACGGCTCAGGAACGGAAGATCCTATACTTTTTACAAAAAAAGATATACCAGGAGCGGTATCTAACTTTGCAGATCTCGTAAAGGACGCTTGGGCGAAATCCGATTTTACCGACATCGGTAAAATAGTTGGAACGAAACTCCGTGACGCACTTGATTCCATTGACTGGGAGCCAATCAAGGAGCAGGCAAACAAAATTGCCAAAGTCACAGGAACATTCATAAACGGCTTCTTTGAGACGGAAGACCTTGATAAGAGCGTTGGAAGAACGCTTGGAGAAGCGGTCAACACAGCTGTAGGTGCAATCAATACCTTTATTGACACAACTCACTGGGCATCACTTGGCGAATTTATGTCAAGCGGACTCAGAAGTGCGATAGCTACTATTGATTGGGATGACCTTGGAAAGACTCTGAATGCCAAATATAAGGCTTTGTGGAGCTTCCTTGATGGATTTGTAGTAGATATGTCTAAAATCAATTTTAGCGGCACTACAGGATGGCAGGAAGCAGGTAATGCACTTGCAAGTACAATCAATAGCATTTTTGCAGATAGAGACTATACAAAAACTGGACAAACTATTGCGGCTGGAATCAATGGAATCACATCTGCGCTAACAACAGGAATAGAAGGAATTGATTTTAATTCGATATCCAAAAATTTTTCAAACGGAATCAACAGCGTATTTTACAAGATAGATTGGCAAGCGATCGGCACAATGCTATCCGATGGAGTGAATACAGCAACTTCATCATTGCTGACTTTCTCGGTAACGGTTGACTGGAAAAGAATAGGCTCAGAACTGGCAAATTCCGCAAATACTTTTTTAGCTAAGACTGATTTTAGCCAAGCAGGAAAAGCACTAGGTCAGGCATTTAAAGGTGCACTATCCGCAATTAACGAGTTTGCAGCAACATTTAATTGGCGATCTCTTGGAGTTGATATAAACAACTTCATTAAGGGCATCAACTGGGGCGAAATCTTAAAAACAAGTGCAAATATAGTTGTCAACACGTTTTTTGGATTATTTGAGGCAGCATGGGGGCTTATATTTGGGGGTAACGACACAAAGTATACCGCTATAGCTGATAACCTTAACAAAGCCATTTCGAAGTTGAATGTTGAGTGGCCAAAGTTTAAACAAGATGAGCTTAGTAATTTTGATTCGGCGATGGATTCACTGGATAAATTTTGGGAAATAAATGAGAAATTTAAAAAGAATGGAAGTTTATCAGCGCAGGATGAGTCCTTGTTCAAATTTTACTATGAACAAATTTCAAAGTACGCACCAGATATTGCTAAGGAAATTGGAAGCATACAGACAGCTTACCAAGGAACAAAAGATACACTTGAAAAACTTATTGAAACGCAGAAAAACGCAGCTATTCAAAAGGGATTTTCAAGTGCGTTGGAGGATGCTTCTAAGATTTACGGCGATGCCGTAGTTGCTCTTGAGCAATTAAAAACCAAATTTATAGATGATTCCGTCTCATGGAAAGCTGATATATTAAATGGACTCTTATCAAGAGTGGATGTATACGGTGGAACAATCGAGACATGGGAAAAAACTTTTGATAAGTTTTTACAAAAAGTGAGAGATGGTTCCATTGACTTTCAGAATCTTACAGAAGACGAGGAAGCACTCTGGCAAGTCATGCGAGAAATGAATCCTCAATTTGGAACAATGGAAGAAAGCATGGAATCACTAAATGGAACTGTCGAGACATCTGGAGAGACTGTAGATAAATTGCAAGTGGCTATGGGACGCTATAGAGATAATACTTCATCTGCAACAACCAATACAAAAAACTTAATTGAAAAGCTTAAAGGGATTAAGTTGACTGGAGTTTGGAAATCACTTGCAGATGAGCTGAGAGATACACTGGATAGCGTAACTGAATCTTTAAAATCTGATAAATTTGCACTAGGAATCAGCAATACCTTAACCGACATGTTTGACAAGGAATTTAAAGTAAATTTAAAGGCAGGATCACTTGATACCAGTGAGCTTACCCAAAAAGACAAGACAATCCAAGGTGCATCAGCAAATATTGTGAGTGCTAAAAATGCACTTCCAGACTATGCAAAAAAACTTGATTTGGTAGCAAATTTGACAAGCAAACAAGATTCAATTGCCGATAGAGTGATCAGCGGATTAACAGGTTGGATGACAGACTTCCAGAACAGAGTTCCGGAGAACAACCGTTGGTTCAGCGGATTAACAGGTTGGATGACAGACTTCCAGAACAGAGTTCCGGAGAACAACCGTTGGTTCAGCGGATTAACAGGTTGGATGACAGACTTCCAGAACAGAGTTCCGGAGAACAACCGTTGGTTCAGCGGATTAACAGGTTGGATGACAGACTTCCAGAACAGAGTTCCGGAGAACAACCGTTGGTTCAGCGGATTAACAGGTTGGATGACAGACTTCCAGAACAGAGTTCCGGAGAACAACCGTTGGTTCAGCGGATTAACAGGTTGGGTAACGTCATTAGGAGATTCGATCCCTACATCTGGAAAATGGTTCAGTGGAATTTTAGGATATGTTAATCAGGTTCAGAAACAATCTGGAGTATCGCTAATTCTTTCAGGGATAACAGCATTTATTTCAAGCATAGTTTCAGGTACTAAAAAATCCACAGGCGGAGCCTTTTATGGTGGAAGATGGCATGATATACCACAGTTTAGCAGTGGAGGAGTTATTACAAAAGACTTCATGTCAAGCTTTAGCGCCATTCCACGATATGCAGGTGGTACTGTAAATGCAGGCTCAATGTTTATTGCAGGAGAAGCTGGACCGGAACTTGTAGGTCATGTAGGCGGACGCACAGAAGTACTCAATGAATCACAACTTGCAAGTGTAATGCAGAGTGCCGTAGCAAGCGGAATGGAAGCGGTTATGGCACGTTACGGTGGAAATGGTGGAGGAAATGGAAATGTGACAGTTAATGTTGTTCTCCAGGGCGATGCAAAGAAGATCTTTGAGGTCGTCAAAAAGGAAAACAACAGCAGAGTCATACAGACAGGCAAGGCACAACTTTTAACGTAAAGGAGGGAAACAATGTAATGGATGGCCCAGTAAAAACCGTAATCATAAGTGGATTGAAGCTGAAAGTTAAAGATCTGACGGTAACAGATAATATCATCTGGAGCCGCAATACGGGGCGAGTTGCGTCTGGTGATATGGAGGGTGACATCATAGCAAAGAAAATTAAGTTAAATATTGTGCTAGCGCCTTTGGATGATAAAGAAGCAGTAGCTTTTGCTGCTGCAATAGAACCACCATTTTTTCCGATCACTTTCCGAAATCCGAAGTCTGGGAAAACAGAAACGCGCAAATTTTATGTTGGAACGCCAACATATCCGGTGTATTCATACGCCGATATACTGCCCAGATATGTTGGCGTTGCCGCAAATTTTATTGAAAAATGAGGTGTCAAAATGAAGATGTCAAATAGAGCACTAGTAAAAACAATCAATGGACTTTTATCGTTTAAAAACAATGGTGTAAGGAAACCAATTAAGGCAATTTATGCAATCAACCACAATATTGAAATGTTGGATAAAGCTGCGATTCCTTTTCAAGAATCAAGAAATGAATTGATTGAAAAGTACTGCGATAAAAAGAAAAATGGCGACATTGTCCCTAAAAAGGGAATGGAACAAAATTTAGAAACGGAGTTGGGTGAATTACTGGATGGAATTGAAGTTGACGTAGATGTTTACAAAATTCCAATTAGCCTGATCGAGAATATAGAAGCATCAGAGCTTGAATTTGAAGCAATTAGCATGATGCTTGAGGAAAGTGAGGTGAAAAAAGCATGACATATGATTATATGGTGAAACAAGATGGACAGTTTTATAAGCCTGGTCAAGATGTGCCAGATATGGGTACATTAGTGTGTACGTCTGCGCAAGGGAATGTGCGTAGTTATGAGGGACTTGCAAAAGATGTAGGCAAGCTTCCTACGTATGTTGCAACAGGCAGCTCTTTTCTGGCAAGTGATACTGGCGATTATTATAAATTCGAAGAGTCAACAGCAGCATGGAACAAGATTTAAGGAGTAAAAGATGAAACCAGAAGACGTCATTGGCATTTTAAATCGCAAGGTTCAGAACGCAACTGTAACAGAAGATCAAATTGATGCGGCTGTTGAAAAGTATCATAAGACTCATCCGTTGGAAACTGACAAAACACTCACTGTTCCTGGCGCTTTTGCAGATGCAAAGGCGGTTGGAGATGGATTGGACAAAAAAGTAGCAGGAAAAGGAATAACTTTGTACTATGACACAGAAAAACAGTGCGCAGCCATTAAATTTGATGAACAAGGTTAGGTGATCATTATGGGATTATGGACGGAATATAAGAAAAAAACGGCTGTAAAATCCACAGATACCTTCCTTGTGTATGACAGCGCAGAAGGCGTAATGCAGGTTGATGGATCAAATGTAAAAGAATCCTTTAGAGATGCTACAGATACCACATTGTCACAAGCAGACGTGCCAGCCGATGCAAAAGCAGTTGGAGATAGATTCGCAAAGGTTGAAAAGAAGAATACAGAGCAGGACGCAGCGCTAAAAACAAAGGCCGGCGGAAGTGGAATTGAATTTTTTTACAATGCAGCTAAAGGCTGTTTAGCTGTAAAAGTCACAACTGAGTAAGGAGATTAATTGCATGGCAGAGACTAAAATATTGAATTTGGCAAGTTTCGAAGATGTAGAAACGTTGAAACAAACAACAAAATCGCAGGGTGAGGAAATAAGTCAGGTAAAGCAGGATTTAGGTGACACTTCAAATGAATTGTATAAAAAAGAAGAGAGAGAAATTGCTGTTGATTCGTCTGATTACAACTTATTAGAAAATAAAGTTGCGTATATTGATACTAATAATGAAGTTATGACTTATGAAAACGCAAACGCTTATGTGATGCACAAAAACGTTATTAGTGGAGAAAAATATAGAATAATATCACAAACACATGGGTCTGTAAACACATTGTTATATGCTATATGTGATTCGAACGGTAAAGTGATAAATTCAGCAAAAATGGGTGTTTCGACAAATACTTATCTCACAACTGATATAACGATACCTGATAATGGTGTTGAAATGTATTTGAATGAATTTCCAACACAGACATATCCCTTAGTAGTTAATAAAATAGAAACTATAAATATTTCTAAAATAAACGGAAAAGAAACTGTAAATTGTTGGGGTGATTCACTCACTCGTGGAGTGGGGGTTGGTGATTCATATTCTAAAGCATTCCCATATGTTTTACATGGCTTACTTGATGGTAGAAAAGTGATTAATTGTGGCGTAGGCGGGGAAAACACGATTAACATAGCTTCAAGACAAGGTGGTTTACCAAATATTGTAAAGCCATTTACCATACCTGCAAATGCAAGTAAAGTAGAAATTGAATTAACTAACATATATGGTGACAGTACTGGCATTTTGTTACAAGGCGGTTCGGCATTAGACCCAACGACAGGTAAATATGTTATGACCGCACAAATAAATCCCTGTTCTATCAACGGAGTAGAAGGTACACTTACTTATGAAAATGGAAAATATTATTTTTCTCGTTCCGAAAATGGAGAGTCCGTAATTGTTTCTCGCCCAACTCCCTTAATTACTTATGCAATGAAATCAATGCGTGATAATATTAACATTATATGGATTGGAACTAATGGTGGGTTTACTACCTCAGCCGAACTGATTGAATGTATAGAAGCAATGATTGACTATATGAGTCCTATCAACAAAAAATATATTGTGATTGGAGTCCATCACTTAGTTAGTACAGTTACCGAAACGTTTGAAACGATAGAAAAAAATATGTCAATACATTTTGGCAGACATTTTATAAATCAAAGAAAATATATGCTTGAATATGGCTTATCTGATGCAAGGATTACTCCAACAGCTGAAGATATAACAGCCATTTCGCAGGGTAAAATACCACCATCTTTACTATACGATGATGTACATTATAATGATAAAGGCTACAATATAATTGCTACTCTTGCTTCTGAACGTGGAAAAGAACTTGGCTACTGGCAATTAGCTAAATAAGACGTGTTTCAATGCCCTAACGGGCTTATCTTTTGCTCATTCTACATAATGCGTGGGAGGGTGTAAGGAAAAGACTTGAAGCATATGCATACAATGATTTAGCTCGTTTTGAACCATTGCAAGGCGGAAATGCATTCATTGATGAGGAAGGAAAGGTGATCAAATGTATCAAGGAGCCATTGAAATAAGAAAATGTAAAGCTTGTGGAAAATCGTACGAGCAACAGATGGGCACACTTGCAATAAAATCACATTCATTTAATACATGTCCATATTGTGGAGGAAGTACAGAGCCTGATCAGAAAAAGAATGAGGAAAGACATGAAAAAATAGAAGAAAGGTTTAAAAGGTTGTATAAGATAGCAGAGCTTCAGAAACAAGTTTGATGTAAAATAGAGTAGAATTGGTGATACCGTAGGCAAAGAGCCTGCGGTATTTTTATATACGAAAAAACCCTTGGAGGAGGGAAACGCTATGTATCAGGTATCAGAAGGATTAGATAAAGTTATATCAGGCAGTGGAAGAACGTTCCGCGCAAGACTAAACGGAATATCAGATGGAATCCAAGAGATAGTGCAAACAAATTTTTCAACCCCTGATAGCTATTTTTATGTGGGTGGAGCTACAGCTTCCAAAATAGAAGTATCTATGTTTACAAAATCGCAAGAATTTGTAAAAGGTACGGAAGTAAAATTGGAAATTGGAGCAATAGCTGATGGCGCTATAGAGTGGATACCGATGGGATATTTTACGATAAAAGAGCAAAAAAAAGACCGAAATCTGCTTACTTTTACAGCATATGACAGGCTAGAGTCAAAGCTAGCTAAAGCATATAAAAGCAAAATTACAAAGTATCCAGTAGAAAGTAAAGAATTTTTAACTGATATAAGTGAACAGACAGGTGTTGAGTTTGACACAAGCAAATTACCTGACAGCTTGATGATTGACAAAATATTGACAGTTAACGACCAGTCGGGAGAGAAAACATACAAAGAGCCGTTTGACGGTTTTACGATGCAACAGGTGGTTGGATACATCGCACAACTCCATGGTACATTTGCTATATGCGATAGAAACGGAAAAGTAACGTTTAGATGGTATGGAACGTTAGCAACTGATCACCCAGGAAAGATAGGTGATACAGCAGGTAGCTATTTAGAAGACCAAAACTTATCATTTATCTATAATACAATCGAATTTTTAAAAGAATCACACACATATCTAATTAAGACCAATAGATATTTTGATGATCTGCTACAATCAGAAACGATGTGTCAAATTTCAGGCATCAGCTGTGATACAGAGAACAATCATTATGAATCAGGAACAAATATAAATACAAATTTAAGCAATCCAGTAATGACACAGGAATGGCTCGATAAAATCCTTGAAAAAATAAAGGATACGAGGTATTATCCAGTGTCATTTTCGTTTATGGGAGATCCGAGACTTGACGTAGGTGATGTCGTTACAATAGTTGATGCTAAAAATAATCTTATAGATGTTCCAGTGATGCAGCACACCATTACATTTGATGGTGGCTTACTGTCAGAAGTGGCATCCTATGGATTTGAAGAAAAAGAGGTGAAAAGTCCATCTGAAATAGCGTTGCAACGAGTTAAAGATGATATTCTTAGCCTTCAGGAAATTACGGCAAAAAAAGCCACATTCAACCAATTAAATGCTGTAGATGCAAAGGTCACGAACTTGCAGGCAAGCACAATCACGGTAAATGATGCAAATATATTATTTGCCAGACTTGATAAAGCAAATATTCAGCAGGGTTGGATAACAAGTGTAATGATTGGTGATGCGCAAATTACCAATGCGAAAATTCAGGATATGTCTGCTGATAAAATAACAGCAGGCGTTATAGATGCCTCAGAGGTCTCTATCATCAATTTAGATGCTACCAGTATCACCACAGGCACTATTACTGGACTAGATGCATTTTTTAATAAAACCTTTAAGGTAATTAGTCCAACGTCAGATACAGAGGAATTTATAATTAGTGCAACGCCAGAAAGTGTTATGATCGGTACGAGAATGAAATCTGGTGAACTATATCTGCAAAAAGCAATGATAAGCATTGGTGATGAAGATATGGCTATAATAACAAAAGGCTATTTACGTTTAACTGGTTCACAACACCTAAGCCTTACATCAGCGAATGATATAGTGTTATTCCCTGGCGTGTCAAATGATGATAAAAATGTATACATTAACGATGGCTCGACCAACAACGCAATATTGCATGTTGGAAACTTTAAAAATTTAATAACAACAGTTGAAAATTCCCAAAACTCAAAAAAATTGAGTGGAATGGAAATAGTTGATACCTCAAAGAATATTTCAAACGCAATTCCATGGATTGATCAAACTGGTGTGATGGAGATTGGAAAATATTTGGATTTTCACGAGTGGAACGCAGATAATACTGATTTTAGCGCTAGGTTGGAAGTTTTTGAAAAATCGTTAAGAATAACCGCAGGGATAACTACTGCACTAGACCTTAATGGAGTTGGGAATGCATCATATATAAAATTTAGTGGAAGTGGAACAACGCTAGGATGGATTGGCTTAAACAGGAAAGATGGATCACTGATGTTGTACGACAGCAACGAAAAAGAATATCGCATATTAGACGAGACATCTATATCGTTTGGAACAGCAGAGCCGATTAGCAATGGAAGAAAAGGCGATATCTATATTCAGACATCTGATAGTGGAAATGGATGGAAAAAAGCTGTTGCAATTTATTATTATTCCAACTGAAATGATAGGGAACACCCTATCATTTCAAATTATTAAGATAAGAATCTTTTCTCTCGCAAACAGATTGCTTTGCTTGCTGTATTGATTCTTCTAAATGTTTCAAGTCAGGCTCTATAAAAGCGTCTTTAACCTCGCCGCGTGCCTGCCGAATCAGAAAATTGTCGAGATATGCTTGAGCTGACGTTATACGGTCAGCAAGCGGCAACTTGTTTAATGCCGTAAGCATATCAAGCTGTGCGTGCCAATCAGAACCAGTATCGCAAAAGACATTGTAATACAGACGTTTCAGATACTCAGCGTCCTCGTGCTTTAAGTATTCCTGTAGAGCAGACAGTGTCTCACTATCTTTTTTAAGGTGATAAATACGTTCATACTTATTAGGGTCATAGATAGCCATAAGACATTTTCCCGTATCGACACCACATCTATCAAACCACTCTAGCAACGCTGGGAAGTCTGGCGCACCAAGACCATTCTCCCAATTTTTTATTGTTCCTACACTCTTTCCAAGTGCTTTTGCTAAATCCATTTGTGACAATCCTGCGCTTTTGCGCACATAAATAATGACTTTTACAAGCCGTTCAGTATCAGCTACTCGATTTCTCATGTCAAAAACCACCCTTCATATTCGTTCAAAATGTCATTTTTACAATAAATTGTACTTTAGCAAAAACAAAAAGTATAATTTATTGGCTACATCAAACAAAAGGTAAAGCCAAAGTTTTCTGGCACTTAAAAGTTTGGAAAATAGCTAAAAAACTTTGACCGAAAAAAATGTGAACAAAGTCAATACAATTGTAGTCACCAGTGCTATTATCTATACCATAGCAGAAAAGAGAAAGGAGGCTACTAATGATGACAGTTTACAACTGCAAAGTAACAGAGTCAATGGTTAATTTTGCCATTATTCATGGCAAATTACTAGACAATTTTACAACATTAGACTGCTTGGAGAGTGATTTTTGTTCAAACACCATCGAGACAAGCCGCCTGAGTGGAGTAAAGGATGAAATACCAATCGCTGTTGCAAAGGATAGAATCGGAGCTTTAAAGCGTCAGGATGAAGTGACAGTGATTGGAGAATGGCGAAGCAAGAATTATTATACCAGTGACGGCAAGAGACATGTACAGCAGTACTTTCTGGTTCGTGAAATCAAAGCAGAAAGTGGGGAACATAGGAACCAAATTGCATTGACTGGGTATTTATGCAGCAAACCGATATATCGCACAACACCATTAAAAAAGGAGTTATGTGAGCTTATAGTTGCTGTAAATCGTTCATATGGCAAGAGCGATTATTTGCATTGTATTGCTTGGAATCAGCTTGCTCGAAAGGCATCAAATTTAAAGGTTGGGGACAAAATTAGACTGTCTGGAAGAATCCAGAGCAGAACTTATATCAAAAGAGAACATGAAACAGAAATGGTTAAAGTTGCATACGAAATTTCTGTGGATGCATTTGCAAAGGAAAGGTGATTATATGTGTGATGTGGTTAGACGTTTTTTAGATAGCATCATGGAATTAAAAGGCAATGAATATGTAAAAAGAGCGATTGCATATATATCCACGTTTATTCCGGAAGAAAAACGTAACGAAATGGAATTGCTTGATTTTTTGTATCAGTTAACAGATAGAGACGATGTAAAGGAATATCGCTGTGAGCTGATCGCGCAGGCAATGACGAGAGAATAGAGGAAAGAGAGGGCAATGAATGGCAGAAAGCAGAACTGAAAAGGAGATTGATGCAGATGTTGAAGAAGCAATGAAGAAGTACTACAAGAAAAAAATCAGAGAGATCTTGAGGAATGAGGAAAGACTAAGCACAATTAGAATTGTTTATTATATCTTGACAAAATAAAAAGAGGGCATCCAGTAATGGGTGTCCTCTTAATGTTTTACTGGGCTGAAACAATTTTATCATTCTGCTCTAAGATATCAGACGCATCTTTCCATGCATAGTTAATTTGAATCGTACTTGGAGTAGCAGCATCTTTACCGTAATCACAAGAATGGATTGATAAGATGCAGGTTTTTGTTTCCCAAACAGTAAAATGACCATCATAGAGATTAAATATAAACGAATCACCTTTAGTCGAGAAAGAATCTTCGTCATAATCCTGTGAAGGTTCGCCATAAGTAGCTGTTAATTGCTCTTTTAAATCATTTGCCATTGGGCTAACATCATTTGTATTAAATTCGTATGTAACACCGTACAGCATAGCATTTGCCACATTATAGTCAATTACACCGTCTGCTGAAGGGCAAACAAAATACGCATATACAGAAGATGTTGTATATCCAAAGGCTGGCTGCTGATAGTTTGAAGCGAAAGCACTTGCCATAAAACCAGTCGAATCATAGTCAACACCAGTAATTCCACCATAGATAATATCATCAACTGAATAGACAGGAAGCGCCTGATCTATAGATGCTTGGAGGTTAAGTTCTGGTGTTAAGCTCTGCACACTCGCAAAATTTGTTCCCCAAGGGATATCCTTGAACAGGATATCACCGTCTGGGAGTTCTGCCACGGTTTCTGCCTCAGAACTCTCTTCCTCATCACCCTCAAGCAATTCATTATATAGTTTAAGAAGATCGTTGTAGTCTTTGAGCAATTCATTATACTTTGCTTCATAATCAATAGTTTCTGCTTCTGTCTCCACTTCGCTTTCTGCAAATACTGGCACTGCTTGCAATGCCATACAACTACACAGTACAGCTACAAATCTCTTTTTCATGTCCTTTTCTTCCTTTCTTTTTGTGCTTGTGTTGCACTATGTAAATAGTATAAACAGGTTTTGACAAAATAGCAACTAGAAATTCACCTTGCATGTAAAACAAATGGGTATCCGCATTACGGATACCCACTGTCTGGTTAATTAGTTTTGTTTGTTGTTGGTGTCTGGTGGAAAGATGATGTCTTTTCCTGCGAGAAGAGTATCAAGCACTTGTTCCAATTTCTCCCAGTCTGAATCCTTCATTTGCGCAAGATAAAGGATTAGACGTTTTTTGAAATTTTCATCTCCTGTTATTGCAAGCGTGCTAAGAAATGACTCAATCTCTTCTGATGGTGTAAGACCCTTGAACATATCACCTTCTCCGGTAAGGAGCCAAGTTTTGTTGATAGAAAATTCTTTGCAAATCAAGTTTATAGATCGCTCTGACAAATTTCGTTTTCCACGTTCTACTACGGCAACTGAATTTTGCTTCAACTCGATCCTTTCTCCAAATTCTTTTTGGCTAAGGGAATAATATTCTCGAATCTCTTTTATTCTTTCGTTCATTGTGTTCACCTCCTTTCGATACAAATTATACAGCACAAATATCACTGAGTCAATAAAAAAATAAAAAAAATATCACCAAGTACTTGACAAATGTATTACTGAGTGATATAACATAATCACTCAGTAATAGTAAGGAGATGATGCAATGGACTTAATCAGAATCAATTACGATTCCGAAGTTCCTACAGTTTCGGCAAGACAACTGCATGAGGGACTTGAGATCAATACAAGATTCAACGATTGGTACAAGCGTATGTGCGAATATGGTTTCGCTGAAAATGTGGACTATCAAGCTATTACTCAAAAAAGAGTAACAGCTCAAGGCAATGAGACAACATTCATGGATTATCAAATCTCCATCGACATGGCAAAGCAGATCTGTATGATTCAGCGCACTGACAAGGGCAAGCAGTACCGCCAGTACTTCATTGATCTCGAAAAGGCATGGAATACACCAGAACAGGTGATGGCAAGAGCCTTAAAGATTGCCAACAACGAGATTGATAAGCTCAAGGCAGAGAACAAGGTACTGATTGCAGACACAGAACGCATGAAGCCTAAAGAAATCTTTGCGGATGCAGTGGAGTCTAGCAGGACCTCAATTCTGATCGGAGATATGGCAAAACTGATTTGCCAGAATGGTCACGAGATCGGGCAGAACAGACTCTTTGAGTGGATGCGCCAAAATGACTATCTTATTAAAAGTGGCGGCAGTAAAAATATGCCGACACAGAAGGCGATGGAACAGAAACTCTTTGAAGTTAAGGAACGTACCGTTGTGAATCCGGACGGAAGTGTCAGAATCACAAGAACAACGCTTGTAACTGGAAAAGGACAAATCCATTTTATTAACAAGTTCGCCAGGATGAAGGCAGAAATGATAGCAGAAATTACATAAGAGAGGAACAAACAATGTTTGACATTAACAAGTTTGTAGTACTTAAAGATTGCATGTACTACGAGGGAATGCATAAGTATTACATATTCCAGTTTGATAGTGCATACACACTACTTGCTGACACAAACAGAGCAATCTTGTACAGAGCAGAAAGCTTTGCTGACATGATTAGCTACATTGAAAGAACGGAAACATGTAGAAAGGAGGTGCAGGCGTGATGACAGATAAAAAGGAAAAGCCTAAGACATACCGTTTTTTGACAGAGCAGAAAAAGCGCACTTTGAAGAAGCTGAGTGAAGTGACAAATAGCTACTCCAGTATCCAGAATAACTATTTGCTCGGCTTGATAGAGAACATGGCCACAACAACATCGTAAGCAAAAAAGAAAAGCTGCAAATACAAATTAAGAGAGGTGATAAAAGATGTTCTGGATGACTAAAAAGATGCCAGATAAGACCGCAGGCTATTTACTGTGCACAATCAGATGGGGCGAGATTAGACTTACCCATGAGTATTATTGGGGACCAGACCCAAAGAACAGATTTAGATGGTGGGCTTCGAAAGAAGCTTGCCAAGCGAATTTGCCAGACGGTGGATTTGAAGATTCTGGCTATGAAATCGTGGCTTGGGCTAGAATGCCTGAGCCATATAGAAAGGAAATGTATGAATCTAAGAGAAATACTGCCGCATTTGAGCGGAGAAATGAGCAAGGACACGGAGCTATTGAAAGAAACAGCAAAGCAGGGAGACACTGTTGCGCTGAATGTAAAAACGCCAGATGGAACACCGGTAACGGTCAATGCGGTAATTAAAGCGAAGTACCCACATGTGGTACATATGCAGTATCAAACCGCAAGGGGATATACCGTAAACACATCGTTTGCTTGGAAGAAGCTGTTAATGATAATGCTCAATCCAAACAACATTGAAGACAATGAAGAAGGAGAGTGATCAACAATTTTTATTTACCATGGGGAAAGCAAAGAGCAATTGCTTAAAACAGCAACACGGCTGCTTCCATATTTAACAGAGAAACAGCTTGCCTACATTATCGGAATGGAGCAGGCAGAGGAATATAAAGAAAAGGAAGGAGCAAAAGAAAATGATAAATCTGTACTTTGATACGGAGTTTACAGGATTGCATAAAGACACAACCCTAATAAGTATCGGAATTGTATCTGCAAGCGGTGAATCCTTTTACGCAGAATTTAATGATTTTGCAGACTATCAGATCACACCTTGGATCGAGGAAAACGTATTGTCAAATACAGTGGTAAAGGGTGAGAATAAGGAACTTGCAGAGTTGCTAGACAAGGAAAACACCGTATTTGTGGTTGGTAGCAAATATGAGGTACGAGAATCACTTCTTGAATGGCTTAAGCATTTTGAGAGTGATATTCAATTTGTGTCAGATGTATCTCATTACGATTTTGTTTTACTGGTTGATCTTCTGGCAAGTTCCGCATTGGAGCTTCCTAATTACATATCAGCAAGTTGTCACGACATCAATCAGGATATCGCGAAGGTGTTAAGAGTTTCTGAAAAGGAAGCGTTTGATTTATCACGCGAACAACTCTTAACAAAGCTGGGAAAGCCACTTCCCAAAGGAGTAAAACACAATGCGTTGTATGATGCCAAGATCATTCAGGCGATTTATCGCCAGCTCCAATAAGCCTATGAAGCTAACAGAGGAGCAGCGGTTAGAGCTGATTGGACATATCTGTAGAAGGGCGGATGCAATAGCACCAAGATCTGGAAGGACGGCAACAGAAATTAAAAGAGCTAGGCAGAAAGCCATGAAAGGGTTGATCCAGAGCTTTTCAGATGAATTTGGTGTGAGAGCAGAACGCTTATGGAAACAAAATGAAACATTGAAATTTAGAGGATGCAGCTTGTATGACTTACACGAGTTCATAGATTGCTACAATCCACCAGAGGAGAAAAGAAAGGAGAGAGCAAATGGTTGTAGTGAACAGCGGAGAAAGTTACCTCGGCGCAGAAATCCGCGAATGGTGCAGCCGCTGCAAGGAGCAGGATGCGGTAATGGTAAATACAAAGTATTACAGCGGTTTCAGAGAGCCGAATGACGGAGCGTTCTACTTTGTTGAGAAAGACGGAGAAAACATTTCAAAATATAGAGTTGTGCGTGATTTAGTTAAGTCACCACGACTATAAGAAAGGAGACAGACATGAGCAAAGAACTTGAAGCTGCAAGAGCATTGGTAAAAATGCTTGAAGAAAGAGAGCAGAGTAACAAGGTTAAATTGGCTAGTTTAATACCTGGAGAAACATTTTTTGTTGGAGAAAGAGAATGCATTGTTCTTGAACAATGCGAAGAAATAACCAGAGTTATCACAAAGGGCTATCTATCGAAAGCGAGAAGATTTGCATATGACACAGCAGATTACAAGGCATCCGAATTAAAAAAATATATTGAGGGTGAAATCCAACCGGCTATTGAATCCGAAATCGGAGCCGAGAATCTTGTAGAACATTGCGTAAATCTAACAACTGTAAACGGTCAGGATGACTACGGAGCGCTTACCTGTAAAGTAAGACCGCTGACCTTTGGTGAGGTTAGAGCGTATATCAATTTGCTTGTTAACAAAAAGTTGAGTAGACAGTGGTGGACTTGTACGGCATGGAGCGGTCCGCATTGTGACTACAATAATTCTATAGCAGTTGTTCGTCCATCTGGCTATGTCAACAGTAGCTACTGCTGTGAAGGCAATAATGTTCGCCCGGCTTTTATCTTGAAATCTGACATCTTTGTATCGAAGGGAGAGTAAATGGCTGAATTGACATTAGAAGAACTGCAACAACAGTTCAATGATCTAAAGAAAAGAGTAAGCATCTTAGAAGGTAATTCAAAAAGAAAAATTGATGTTGAACCTAAAGCAGGTAATCAGTTCGAACTTGCAGGACTAAAATGGAAAATCCTTGATGTTCTTGATTCGGGTTGCATGTGCCTTGCAGAAAAATCAGAGTTGATGAGATTTGATCCAGACATAAATGACTGGAGAATCAGTGAACTACGTCAGCATCTGAATAGTGATCTCCTTGAAAAAATAGAAAATGAAATTGGAGAGGAGAATGTTATTAAATTTGAGAGGGATTTACTGTCTGTTGATGGGCAGAATCAATACAGAGCATGTAAAGACAAGGTTTCGCTGCTTACTCTTGACGAGTACAGAAAATACAGAAGCCTGATCCCAAACGAAGGGTATTGCTGGTGGTTACTTACTCCATGGAGTACGCCGTGCAACGAATATTATATGTGGACTGCCGTTGTTCTTTCGTCCGGCTACGTCGACAACTACGGTTGCTACGGCAGGTGCGGCGTTCGTCCAGTTTGTATCTTTTCTCCATCAATCTTTGCAAAAGAAATTAAACAGTAAAAATTATTAAAAGGAGAAAGCTAATGAGTAATTATGTAAAAGCCCGATACGAGGGCAGTAAAAGAAGCTATTGCTTTGCAGCAGAGGAAGATTTAAAGCCTGGAGACGAAGCGGTAACTCCAAACGGCACAAAAGTCACAGTAGTAGACGAACCAGTAGACCTTTCATGGGTAGAAGCTTATGGAAGAAGCAATATTAAGGTGATCAAAAGAGCACCAGAGATTAGCGAAGCAGAGTGCTGCAACAATAAGGCAAAAACAAAATAAGGAGGATAATATGAGCACTAGATTTACAATTAAGGCCGGATTAGCTTTTAATGCCGTTCTTGTCGAGGACGAAAAGACAGGTGAGATGGGCGTGGGAGTTTATAAAAATAGTGTTGACGATATCAGTTTTTTGTCAGCATTAAGTAAAGCGTCAGATGAGCTACTGAAAAAATTGGAAAAAAGAAAACAAGATGAAGATCTGGAAACTGTGCACGAGCAGGGAAAGGAACCAGAAGAGAAAAAGGAAGAGCAGCCGATATACTACAGTGGAGCTGTTGAGGTTGCAAAAGGTGATAACGTGCTTTTCCCAACAGGGTTAAAGTTTAAAGTGACGCAAGGCAAAATAGAATATATTACAGGCAATTTAATGAACGACATTTCTGCATACCTTATATTTTGCAATAACACATTCAAATCATTTGATGATTTGAGCAAGTTTTTTGACAAGATGCACATTGAGATTAAGGAGGGCGAGGAATAATGGCAGCGGCTAAAGCAGAAGCGTTAAGTACAGGAAATCAGCAGGCCAGTTTAATTGTAAATAATGGCCTTATTGATGGGCTTGTACGCCAATTAAAAGAGAAAGAGAACTTTGGCTTGGCATTTCCAAAAGACTACAACGTAGCAAATGCATTAACTGGAGCGTATCTGATATTAAAAGAGACTGTTGATAAAGATAAACGTCCGGTTCTTGAAAGCTGCTCACAGGCTAGTATTGTAAATTCACTTATGGAGATGGCCACATTGGCGCTCAATGTTAATAAAAAACAAGGATATTTTATTGCTTACGGAGGAAAGTGCCAATTCCAGAAATCTTACTTTGGAAATATCACATTGGCAAGACGTAATGGTTTAAAGAAGATCAGTGCAGAGATCATCTATGAGGGCGATACATTTAAGTATCACATTGTTAATGGTGAGAAAGTTATTGATGAACACACACAGGACTTCATGAACATTGATAATGACAAGATAAAAGGTGCTTATGCTGTCGGAACAATGATAGATGGAAGCCAGATAGTAGAGATCATGAATATTAACCAGTTGAAGAAAGCATGGAATCAGCGAATGGGCGGATTAAAAGAGGATGCTGCCAGTACACACACAAAATTTAAAGATCAGATGTCAAAGAAAACTGTAATCAACCGTTTGTGCAAAATGATCGCAAATACGAGTACAGATGGTAATATTTCTGAGATATCCGACAGACTTGATCAGTTTGAGGACATTTCTCCAATTGAAATTGAGCAGGAAAATGTTGCATATGAAATTAAAAATGAAGCAAATTCAGAAACATTTGTTGAGCCTGTAACTGGAAATCGAGAGTTAAAAGCTGATGCAGACGGTCAGCAGGAACTTCCGGCGTTTATGCAGTAGGGAGATAGCCTATGGACGAAATTAAATGGAGAATAGAAGGGATTTTCAAAGCCAATGCCGCAAAGTGCCTGGATGAAATCGGAAGAGATACAGAGATAACGCCAGAACAAGTGCTTGAGAAAGCAAGAGACGAACAGTCAGAGCTTCATAAGTGCTTTGAATGGAACGATAGCATAGCGGCAGAGAAATATCGCTTGCAGCAGGCAAGACAGCTTATCCAGTTCTTTGTAGTTGTCCCAAAGCAGGACAACAAACCGCCTATCAGGCACTTCCAGATCACAAGTCAGAGAAATGTGTATATGCCGACAACGCATTTTGCAACACAACCTGACGAGTATCGGAAGTTGCTACAGAGGGCTTACGCAGAGCTGAGAAGCTTTCAAAATCGGTATAAGTCGCTTTCTGAGTTAGAGAGTGTCTTTGAAGAAATTGACAAGATAGCCGTTTAAACAGTTTCAATGCTTAATTCGAGTGTTCTATGGATGGTGTAACGGTATGCACCATCTGAGAAAAGAAATGGCTCATATGTCAAAAACATAACAGCGCAGGACAGAACATAACACGACACAACAGCACAAAACATTGCGCCACTCACAGAGCATTCGAGTTAAACAAATTTTATGGGCTAACACGAGGTAGTAAGTAAATTGGTGTCCTATCGCCACAACGGGGTAGAAAGAGGTTTAATATGAGAATTTTATGGGTAAGCAGACACACAATGACACAGGCACAGGAGGCAGACCTTCGCCGCATTTATGGTGAGGTTGAGGTAAAGCAGTTTGCGGACAGCGTTACATCTGCAAAACAGGTAGTAGAATTAGGCAGTGATTGTGACGTTCTCGCCGTAGTCCTTCCACCAGCATTTCTTGCGGATCTGACCAATCCGAGAGTAAATCAGAAGCCAGTAATTCGTGCCATTGCCAACAGAGTAGCAACTGGACGCACAGTAACTAATCCGGCAACTGGTACCGAGGAACCAGAAATAAAATTTGAGCACGCTGGCTGGGAGCGTGTAATGAAGGTTGAGATCGTAACTGAAAAGTTATGATTTTCAGCCAGCAAGGCAAAACAAATTTTACGTTGACTCAACGGCTATACGGGCTGATTGGGAAGATATAGAAAAAGGCAGAACATAACACAAAAACAAAAGGTATCCATTCTGTATGTGGCATAAGTCACAAAGCATAGAATAGCACATAATAGCAGATCACAGCACCTAACATAACAGTACAGCGTATAACACAACACAACAAAGCGCCGCAAATTTCTTATGTCGCGTACCGAGTGGATGCCAACAAAACAAACTGGTAGCATTTGCAGGCAGCATGAGTTGCCTATCGCAGGATAGAACAGTACAGCATAGAACAATACAATACAACACACAACATCACATTTCATGTTGTCTGCAAGTGTTACCAGAACACTTAAAGTTTTCACTTGAGATGCGGCATAAGCCGCACAACATCAAACAACAACACAGAACAACACAGAACAACACATTACAAGACAGTACACTACACAACATAACATCATAACGCTTGTACCGCATCTCAAGCGGAAGCTTAGACCAAAACAAAAAAAGGAGAACATAAATTATGGCGAAGAAGGAAGAAACACAGGTTATCGAATTAAAGCCGTTAAGCATCAAACAGGCAAGAATTACTATTGCAGGTGATGGGGATTTGGTACTTAACAAGATGAATGATTGTAGTGCCAGAAAGCTTACCGATGAGAGAAAGAACAAGGCTAAGGACACAGCGGCTACAAATGTATGGGAAGAAGTGATCACCGCCATGCACTGGTATAGTGGAAAGCCTACAGACTTCACAGAGGAAGGTTTGAGAGAAGCACTGACCAACAATGCACCGTGCATTACGGCATTTGGATTGAAAAAGTCATTTGGACAGGCTGTTGTGCAGAACAAGATTGACACTTACGCAACAAAATTCAACGCTGCTGTAAATGTCATCGCGAAGGGCAATCTGGTTCCGATCAAGTTTGCGGAACATTTTATTGATGAAAAGCTTATGTCGCCGAAGAAGGGTGCTCCAGTACTTGTACGACTGAACCGCTTTAGTGGATGGAGTGCAACATTTACCATCCAGTATACAGAGAATGCGTATTCTCTGGAACAGATCTTAAACATCATCCGTCTTGCAGGTTTTGGAAACGGAATTGGAAGCGGAAGAACTAGCGGTTACGGTCGTTACCACATTGAGAGTGTGGAGGGATGAACGTAAGAGAGGAGTTTTTCAGATGATTTTAACATGTTTAGCCAGCGGCAGTTCTGGTAATTGCTATGTTTTAAAGGATAGCAAAGGTAAGATGCTTCTTCTTGATGCAGGAATCCCGATCATGAAGATCAAAAAGGGCTGCGATTGGAAGGTATCTGATATTGTCGGATGCGTTGCCACACATAAACACAGAGACCATTCAGAAGCAGTCAGTGATCTGGAAGAAATGGGAATCCCAGTCTATAAACCTTACGAAGATAACTCCTATATCGGTGGATATGGCGAATTTGGAATCGTATCGGTTCCAATGACTGATGTGCATGGACACTTCAAGCATACCGATGCAGACGGTACAGAGTGTCCGTGTTACGGATTCATTATCAAGCATCCAGAAATGGAAAGAATGCTCTATATTACCGATACGGAGTTCGTAAGGTGGCGATTTAAGGATATTAGCCATATGTTGGTGTCTTGCAATTACCAAAAGAAGTACATTTCAGAGGATGTCACTGGTAAACGATTGCATGTCATTAAGGGTCATATGGAGTTAGAAACGTGTGCAGGCTTCATAGAAGCTAACACAACAGCCGCACTCCAGAACGTCATTATTTGCCATTTAAGCGCAAATAATGCAGCGCCGGAAGAAATGGTCACAAGAATAAAAAAAGTCGCAGGAATGGCAAATGTGGACGTTGCAGAAGCAGGTAAGGCCTGGCAATTGTTTAATTACGAAACATGTCCGTTCCTGTAAGAAAGGAAAGCAAATGAGCAATAAAGAAGCAGCAAAGATATTAAAAAAGAGCCTTGATGCTTGCACTAAAGCAATTGAACAAGCCTTAAAGGAAAAGAATTACAAGGCTGTTGAAAAGTCAATGAGAACCGCATTTGCATTCATGAAGGGACATCGTGCTCTTAAAAAGCAGATTCCACAAAAGCCAGTTATCCGATTAGGTGAGGGATGTGACTGTCCTGTTTGTGGAAGCATCATCAATGAATGCGCTGATTCCTATTGTTCAAATTGTGGACAGCGAATTGACTGGGAGGAATGATAAATGTCTATTGCAAAAAGTGATGAAATCAAAAACCTTTTGGTTAGCAATAGTGAATTGATGGTTGCGGCAGCATATCCACATACCTATTGTCGTGTAGTACCCCTACAAACGGCATGTGAAATAGTCAACAATATTCTCGAAAACAGAGACATGCATAAAACAATTGCAGAAGAACCAGTCATCTGTGCATCAAGTGAAAATGTATACGAATGGTATTGCCCGACATGTGGCACACGGTATGAATCAGAAGCAGGAGTTTGCGTACACTGTCCATACTGCGGACAGAAGATAGATTGGAGCAATTATGATCCTGAATGAAATTTTAAAGCTTATGGAATGCTTTCCTGGCAGCAGTATCAACAGCAAGGGATACTTGCTTTTAAACAAGCAACGTTCTGGTTTTTCCATAGCTGACATTGAGAGTGAGGAAGATCTTAAATGCAAGTTGCTTGAATATGTGTCAAGGGACGCTTGCAAAACAATGGTTTATCAGCAACACGTAAGGAACGTAAGATTTTGGAATAGAACTCGAAAGAGCATAAACCAGTATCTGCAGACGAATTTTTCTGACGATGACATGCTTGATATATACCAGTACTTAGGCAATGGCATCAGGCACAAGCTCACCAAAGAGTTTGTAGAGAATGGATATGATCTAAAACTGATAAAGGAGGATTTGAATGGATGAGATTAAGATCGGAACTCCTGTCTATCACGTAGAGGAATACCGATTAAGCAACTACGAGCTAAAGCAGAAAGGATTCGAAGGGTTCGACAACTACGGACTTGAAGTTGTTGAATCGGTTGTTATAGCCGTGACAGACACACATTTTGATGCGATAACTGAAAAACGTGACATCGGAAGCAATACGAATAATATACATCATTGGGAGAGATTAGCGCTTGGAAGGGCAGTATTTCTAAGCAAAGAAGAAGCTGCGGAAGAAGCTGATAACCGTGCGCACAATATCCAGTTAGGATATCACTGCTCAAAATTTAGCCAGCGCCCAATGTATAAGAATTGGCTACACTGGCAAGATACAGCTAAGGCAAAGGCACCTAAAAAACAAACAGGTCATAGATCAAACTTTGTCGCGAAAAAAACTACACTTCCAGAGGAGCTTTACATTGCCTGGAGGGACGGAAAGTTAACCGGACCAGAAGGTGCAAAGAAGATAGGTGTTTGTGTCACGACTTTTGAAAGATATGCAAGAGAAGAACTTGCGAAGAGAGGTGATAGGCATACCATCAAGACTGGTAATAAAGTGCCTCCAAAGCCTTTGCCACCAATGTTTGATGATTGTTTTGAACAATGGAAACTTGGTTTACTCTCAGATGAAAAAGCAGCTAGACAATGTGGGATATCACATACAACATTCCGCAAGTATGCAAATATCCGTCTGAAAGAGATTGGAGAGCAGAGGAAGGGAATCCAGAGAGGAGTGATTCTTCCGCCAAACTTTACAGACGTGTATCTGGAATGGGAACAAGGAGACATTGGATGCAGCGAAGCCGCAAAGAAATGTGGTCTTGAATATTACACATTCAGATACTATGCAGAGAAAAGATACAATGAAAGGATGGACGCAGGAGTGTTCCAGTATTAAAAGAAAGAAGGATTTCAAAGTGAAGAAAAATCGGCAAGTCTTACTGGATGAAAAGTTAATTGTGCCTACGCTTGCTTTTGAACATAACATGACAGAAAAAGAAAGAAAAGATTTTCTCAAAGCCATGCGAGCAATGTTCAAATTGAAGATTAAGCAGGAAATAAGACCAGAGGAAGAACTTATGTATACTCTTACAAGGCAGAGGGAACTAGGCAGAAGAAAGAAAAGAATAAAACTTTAAAGAAAAGAGGCTTAGTATGAACAAAGTAATTTTAATCGGAAGATTAACCAAAGACCCAGAAGTGCGTTATACACAGGGTCAGGAGACAATGGCGGTAGCCAGATATACACTGGCTGTAGACAGAAACCGTAAGCAGGATAATGGCCAGAATGCAGACTTCATCAACTGCATTAGCTTTAAAAAGAGTGCAGAGTTTGCTGAGAAATTTCTGCACAAAGGAACAAAGATTGCTGTTACTGGACGCATCCAGACAGGTAGCTACACAAATAAGGATGGACAGAAGGTGTATACAACGGATGTAGTTGTGGATGAGCAGGAGTTCGTGGAAAGCAAGAAGAATACGCAGCCAGCTCCAGAACCAGCACCTGCAGGTGGATATGAAGGTTTTATGAATATTCCAGATAATGTGGAAGATGAAGGACTACCGTTTAACTAAAAAAGAAGGGAGAGGTTTGAGATGATTATTGTAAGACAGGATAGAAACGCCTTTTACAACTGGGACAATGTAATTGACATTTACATTAACGGACTTTCAAGAACAGAAATATTATTAAAACACGTTAAAGGCTCAAACGAGTCGACTGATTACCCAATTGGCAAATATAAGAACGCAGAAAATGCCAAGGCAGCATTCGAGAAACTTATAGAGAACATTTCAAAAGAAATTTCACTTGTTGTTGTGCGAACCGATGAAGAAATTGAGAAAAGCATTCACCGGGGGACAGAATCAAGCTCAGAAGAGGAATAGGGAAGAAAATCAAGCGGAAGGAGGAGAAATATTTGAAAGCGATTAACGAACAAATTACATCAGTTTATGACCGAATGCCCATTGAGATTACTGATTTGGTTGCCTATGTCGATGGAAGCTACGATCAGTCCACCAAGCGTTTCTCCTATGGAATGATAATATTGGAAAATGGCGAAGAAAAAAACTTTAGCAAAAGCTTTTCTGATCCAAGCCTTGCAGGTATGAGAAACGTAGCAGGTGAGATCATGGGAGCTAGAGCTGCGATAGAGTATGCCATCAAAAACAATAAGAAGGGACTTGTTATACGTTATGATTATGATGGAATAGCAAACTGGCCACTTGGAAAATGGAGTGCAAACAAAGAAGCAACAAAGTCATATGTAAAATTTGTAAGAGAGGCTGTGCAAAAAGTTCAAATCACCTTTGAGAAGATCAAAGCGCATTCTGGCGACAAGTATAATGACTATGCTGACAAGCTTGCAAAACAAGCATTAGGGTTGGTTAAGTAGGGGAAAGATATGAGCAGAAGTAAAATGTATGGAATAAGGAGTGATTATACGGGAACGGTGCTTTTTGAATATCCTAATTCATGGCTTTTCTCTCCCAATATATCGGAAATGCTGCCGAATAAATATATTCCAGACTACATCGAGACTCCGTATGGATACAAGTTAATGATTATTGAACCACATTATGGCCCCAAAGTATGGTCAAAAACAAATGAAAAGGTTAATAATTGTGATAATACACCAGATAGAGTATGTTGGGAACTTTCTAATCAGAACATTTTTTCTACCAATGACAAAGACTTAATAGCGGATTCAATTATTAAGTTTATGGAACAGAATATCCAATATCTGGAAGCTTCAAAACCAGAGAATATCATTAAACGTTTTTCGGAAATTGCGAGTAACATTAGGTCTATTGACGAAAAAGAGTATCCGTATTTTGTTTTTAAAAATACTACCTGTGATGATGGAGTGGAGAACTGGTTTGAAAAATACGATGAGGAGACCGGGGAATACATTGAATGCTCAATGATTCAAAACAGCGATCGCTTTCTGGCAGAATTTGTACTTTTCAAGGATGGAAAGATTGATAAATTCGTAAGCAACGAGGATTATTTTAAAGAAAAAACTATGGCAGAGGTATAAAAATGTCAATGATATCTTGCTTTAGTGCTATACAAAGGCTGGTTGTGATGACTATAGACCGCTTTTTGGTACACAAATAAAGACAAGGCGGAATATGAGAAAAATTATGGCATTGTGCACAGCAAATGCTATTCAGAGTACGGTCTAAAAAGAACCGGCTGATCTGAGTTTCCTTTTGGAAGGAATTTTGAAGAAGAGCTTTTGGCAATTGAGAAATACGAGCCTAAGCTTTTTTAAAGCAGCTATATGTGCATTCAGCGAAAGCTACGACTATACCAGAAAATATCGAGAATTTGTAAAAACAAAATCAAATAAAGGAGGCAGCAATTGAAGAAGTATTTGAAAGAAATTAAAGAAGAAGCTGCACTTTGCCAAAAGTACATAGATGAGTGCAATATATTTGCACCTAAAAATGAGTGTGAAAAACTTGCCTTGAAGATTGCTTCTAGCTGTGAACAGACTTTATCGGCACTTGCTGATGAAATCAAGAAAGACAGATGGATTTCCACTGAAGAAGCAATGCCAGAAGAACACGACAGTATATTTGCAAAGTTCAAAGGGACTGACAAGTGGTGCAATTCGTTTTGGGAAAAAAATTCGAATACCGTTTTAGTAGTACTAGTTAATGATGAAGATAATTTTGTAGTTGGAACAGGTAGAACCATTAACGGTGAGTGGACGACAGTGCCAATGCTGCTTAAAGACAGAATGCATGTTGCTTACTGGATGCCGTTTCCAAAATTTGAACCGAAGGAGGTTAAGTGTGAACAAGAATGACTTATCTAATGTGATTACGGATTCATTCAAGTCAAATGCCATTTTTCAATATGAAAATACTTGTGGAAAAACAGCTAAGATTCCTGCGACAGAAACAGATTTGAAAGCTTTGGCTACTTTAATGTCATCATTGCTAGATCAAGTGGCGCAGGATGACCCAGATATTTATAACAAATTAAGCGAAAATCCTAGTATTGATATAACTATCAAAGGCGAGGATTTATTAAAAGTTTTTGGTGGATTAACGGAGGTATAAAAATGTCAATGGTATCAAGCTACGCATTAAAGGATAAGAAGTGCATTTCGGTAAATATTTATAGCACTGACGCAGCTGTAATTCTTCGTGACTTCCTTATCAGGGTGGCTAGCAGCAGGTTGGAAAAAAGAAAATTTAGCGAAGCAGAAGTGGCACTCCACGATGCAAACGGGCTTACAGCAGCCATGGAAGAAGCCTTCGAGGAAGAAGCCAATGGATAAAGAAGGATGGTGCAGACCTAAAGTATGGTGCATGTATATATTTGACGATCAGTGTTGGATAGACTGTTTGCCACAGCAAAAGTGGCAGTTTAAACGTGAGGAAGGAGGTAAAGTTATTACCATTTTTAGTGAAAAGCGTCATATCAACTTTAAAATAGCAGAAGAAGAATTTAAAGCGCGTTGGTTAGAAGAGCAGCTGCACATCACAATCAGGAGGTGAAAATAACGGAAATCTATAAATATAATTTGTTCGCAAGATATCCTTCCTTTTTTATAAAAGTAAGACGTGCCCCGATATCATACAAAGATCAACCAATCACAACTATGGGTTTTGTCATTGAGGAGCGAGATGGGGAATGGGTATGTGAAACAGTCATCTTCAATGACAGCACAATCAGAAATATGATGCTGATTGCAGACGATAAGAGCATCAAGCCAGCTATTATTAGTGCTGTACTCAATGCGTATAAAGAAAGTTCTGGATATGATGTGAACTCAGAAAAGTAAGGAAGGTGTAAACGATGAATAAACGGCAGAGAAAGAAGCAGTTCAAAAAGATTCACGGCATGAATCCGAGGGATTATTTCATGAAAAGTGAAAATGTTCCGAATGCAGTTACAGCTTTCGTTAATTCGAGTAAAATGATCAGATTGTTATGCAAAACAGATGGCAAAACTTGGGAAATTTGTAGAGTATGGTGGGGACAGCCAAATGAATAAAAGACAGAGAAAGAAGCAGTTTAAGAAACTTTATGGCATGAATCCAAAGCAGTATCAGCAGGCTATGCAACTGGTATCGCTTGAAGAACCATTGGAAAAATTTATGGATTCAGAAACAGCTACATTTACAGATTTGGGGAGTTACTTTGAAAGAATTAAAGATGGACTGCAAAAATCAGTTTCTGCTTTGGGAAAATTGAGCTGCGAATCGTTCTATTTTTGGGTAGAGCAAATTGAAAAGGAGCTGAAAAAACGAAGATAAAAATGAAGTTTGAACGAACTAAAAGCATGACCTACTATTATTGCCCGATTTGTATGCTGAACTCCACAAATAAAGCAGAAATAGAAAAACATTTCCGTGAAGGACATCAAGTAAAAGTAAAAAAATACATACATTGCAATATTTGCGGAGAAGGTTGGGATGTACAGGCATTTGGAGAAGAGGGCGCCAGAAAGCGAGCAGAGCAATGCTGCCAAAGCCATATTGATAATGGGAAAGCAGATCGGGAAGCCAGCATAAGCTATTTTTATTCACATGGTCGGTTTGGCTATGTAAAAAGTGTGAAAAGAGGAGAGAGTGTGGAAAATAATCATATCAAGAAAATAGAGGTTGTTGATGAATGAATACAAGAACATTGCAAAGGCAAAAGCCATAGAGCAGGAGAACAAGAAGCGACTGTTGAAAATCAACCCACAGCTGAACGATGAAAGCGGAATCTATATTTTAACTAGAAAGGATGAGAATGGCTTCCGGTTTGCGTATATCGGGCAAGCCGTGCACATACTTAGCAGATTGGCGAGTCATATGGCTGGCTATAAACAGCACATAGACCTGAGCCTTAGAAAGCACAAACTGTATTCAGTGGACAATCCTTACGGGTGGAAGGTTGAACACATGAATGTTCCTCTTGATCAGCTTGATGAACAGGAAAAGTATTACATCAGATTTTATGCGGAAAACGGCTATCAGCTTCGGAATGTTAGCCTGGGCGGACAAGGTGAAAACCGTTCAAGTGGAACTATAGGAGACAGAAAGCAGCCTAGAACCTATTCAGAGGGCATACAGCAGGGCAAGAAGTCGTTAGCTAAGGAATTATCATCTATTGCTGAGAAACACCTTACAATTGCTGTCAAGCCCGAAAAGCAGGGTAACAAGGTTTCAGAGCGCCAGAGAGATAAGTTTATGGAGCTTATCAGTGTCGGGAACTACGAGGAAACTAGTCAAATAAGTGCGAAGTAGTGGGGAATGTGTTTGATTCTAAACCAGGAAAGGAAATGGCAAATGAGAGAAGATGATATTAGAACAATTCCAGATGGAAGTCATTTTTACTTTAAAAGATTTGAGTGGATTGTGTTGGACAATAATGTAGAGGGTGGAGTTCTGGCAATCATGGCATCCAGTTGGAATGGAGATGAGTATTGTTTTGATGAGGACTGTTGCAACAACTATGCAGAATCGAGTTTGCGTAGAAAGTTGCTTAGTGAACTGCTTCCCGTGTTGGGTGAGGATAATTTCATTCCTCATGAGGTTGACTTGGTAGCTGACAACGGTGACGATCGTTACGGCACAGTCAAGGACAAAGTATTCATCCTGAGTTGTGACGAATACAGAAAGTACCGCAAGAATGTTCCATTACTGCCTGAGTGGATGTGGACTTGCACACCTCGGTATATCACAGACACCGGGAGCAGTCGCGACGTTCGCCATGTGTACACGGGTGGTAGTCTGGACTACGACATTGCGGACAGCACGTATGGAGTTGCCCCTGCTTGTGTATTCAATCCAGAAAAAGTGAAAGTGGGATACACAATTCCAACGGTTGAGGAAAATCAATGAACAGTTAAGAGACATGCTGGAGGCGCGAAACAAAGTCAAACGCCTGATTTATTCTATGAATTGGGTAGATTCAATCAAGCTGCCAGAAGGGGGCTGCAACCATGATGAAAGTAAAGATGATTTCAGCCGTGGTTATGTTGCTGGATATTATTATTGTATCGACAAAATCAAGAAGCTGAATGGCTTAGGATGAAAACATGATTTAATTATAAGAAGTGCTGTGGGGTTAGTTGCTGCGGCAGCTAACTTCCTTGAAATAAGTATTCATGTGATGTAGGAGGTGAGTAAATGAAGGCGCTTACGTTAAATGAACTGCGGCAAATGGTCGGTCAGCCAGTCTGGTGTCCAAAGGAAAATGCATATGGAATAATAACGTGCGATAAATATGGAAAATGGGCTGGAATCCCGTTTTTGTACGGAGTATGTAAATACGAAGAATCGGCAGTTGAATTTAATCACAATATTGTTAGTAGAAAGCTGAAATGCTTCAGAATTGAAGATAAGAAAGAAATTCCAATGAAACTATTGTCAAAAGTAGATGATTGTGGAAATAAAAAAATGGTATGCCCGAACTGCCAGAGGGCAGAGATATTTACGGCATCAGCAAAAATATATCCGTACTGCCCTTGGTGCGGACAAAAATTGGAAGGAGAGGATGTATGAAGATCTGGACAGAAAAAAAGCTTATTGAAGAAGGCTACGATATCCGAAACGCACAAATCAAAGGTGCGGAGCTGACAATGGAAAATCACGGTTGCATATCGTTTGATGTCGTTGTTGAAGGTGCAGGTTGGGGATGCGTTTTTGGCGGATATAGTCTCGGACACGGCTATCTGGGGGCGAAAGAATTTAGTGGCTATGGTCCGGGAATGGAATCCATTGCTAGAATAATGGATACAGTCGGAGTTACAAAGTTGAGTGATTTAGAGGGAAGATATATACGAACCGCAGTAACTGGAGATAGAAGATTAAAAATTATTGGAAATATAATCAATGATAAGTGGTTTGATATCAAATCATTCTTCGAGGATGCACAAGAAAATGATAATAAGGTATCAGAAGGGAGCAATAAATGAGTATTAAGCATATTATCTTATGCATCGAATTTGTATTTCTTGCAGTCCAACTCATAATGGTTAGAGTTGCATACAAATCTCCGTTAAAGTACGGAAAAACTGCCAAAATCGTGAATATTTTAGCACTTATCGTTATACTGCTGTGTAGCATAGCAATCATAGTTTTAAATATTATGGGGTGAGGTGGCACGAATGTTCAGAATAATGAGTAGAAACAAATACGATAGCCTAATCAGGGAGAATGCAGAGCTTAAAAATGCAAATGCAAATCTTGAAGATAAACTGGATCAGCTTAAAGCAGAAAAAGCTGTAAATAGCAAGTATAAATGCGGAGAATATTGTCGCGCTTGTGAGAATGGATACGAGATACTGAGCTATACCATAGATCGTGCTTACGTATGCTTGTTGAATACAGAATGCGAATCCTTTGTAAAACGTAAAGAATGAGAGGAGTTGAATATTATGCAGATAATTAAGAGTGTTTTATGTGTGGTTATGCTTTTAGCTATGCTTCTGCACTACATAGGACCCAAAAGGACTAGAGCATCATTTGGAGCATTGTGGATTATCTCGCTGATACTTTTGTGGGGTTTGATTCTTTTATAACGTTATTGATTTTTTGTAGGAACGAGTTGTAAAAACCAAAAGAAAAATACAGATACTCACATGTTAGCAGGAGAGACTATGATAAACGGTGAATTAGTGGTAGACAACTTTGCAGGTGGCGGCGGAGCTTCAACAGGAATAGAGATGGCAACAGGGGTAAGTGTTGATATTGCAATCAACCATGATCCAGAAGCTATCAGAATGCATCAAACTAACCATCCAACTACAAAACATTATTGTGAGGACGTTTGGCAGGTAGATCCAGTAAAGGCTTGTGACGGACACCCAGTCGGGCTTGCATGGTTTTCACCAGATTGCAAGCATTTTAGCAAGGCTAAAGGCGGAAAGCCGAAGGATAAATTCATCCGCGGCCTTGCTTGGGTGGCTTGCAGGTGGGCTGGACTAGTTAGACCTAGAGTGATAATGCTTGAGAATGTCGAGGAATTTAAAACATGGGGACCGCTTAATAGACGGCATCACCCTATAAAATCAAGGTCAGGAGAAACATTCAAACGTTTTATCAAGCAACTTACAGATTTAGGATATACTGTAGAGTTTCGCGAACTAGTCGCAGCTGATTACGGTGCGCCTACAATGCGTAAAAGATTCTTCTTAATTGCCAGATGCGATAATAAGCCAATATTATGGCCTGAGCCTACACATGCTCCATTAGATAGTGAAGCGGTTAAAAAGGCTATTTTAAAGCCATATGTAGGGGCATACACACAATTAGACTTTTCAATTCCATGTCCAAGCATTTTTGACACATCGGAAGAGATCAAAAAGAAGTATGGTGTTCGTGCAGTCAGACCATTAGCTCCAAAAACAATGCAGCGGATTGCGCGAGGCATTCAGAAATTTGTTGTTGATAATGCCGATCCATTCATTGTTGAAATCGGATATGGCGAATCTAAAAATCAAAAAAGCCCAAGAGCATACAGTGTAGAAAAGCCTTTGCATACTATCGTTGCAAAAGACAAGAATTTCCTAGTAGCTCCAATCCTAACCCAGTATCATTCATATGAAAATGACAGCATTCGTGGTCAGGGCATCAGTGAACCAATAATGACTGTAGATAGCTCAAATAGATACGGACTTGTAACATCTTTCTTGAGCAAATTCTATAAGACCGGTATCGGGCAGGATGAGCGAGAGCCATTACATACTGTAACAACGTCAGCTGGCCATTTTGGGGAAGTCAGAGCTTTCCTAATTAAATATTATGGCAGTAATGATGGTCAGAATATTAAACAGCCCCTAGACACCGTAACAACACATGATAGATTTGGACTTGTTACAATAAAAGGTGTAGATTACCAAATCGTAGACATAGGACTTCGCATGTTAGAACCACGTGAGTTATATGGATGTCAGGGATTCCCCGATGATTATATCATTGACCATGATTACTCTGGCAAATCATATCCTCGGTCAGAGCAAGTTAAGAGGTGTGGAAATGCGGTGTGTCCGCCAATTCCTGCAGCGCTGGTAAGAGCAAATCTCCCGGAGATGTGTTTGCGACAGAGAATGCCAAACATGAAGGTTAGAGAAGAAGAAACTGGACAGCTCAAATTCGCATAAGGAGATAGCATGACAAATAGAGAGAAAAATGAAAATAAAATAATGGAAATCCTATTTAAAACAGGAGCACATCCTGCACTAACGAATAAAGGGTTGACTGAGTGCTGCCACAATTGCAAGTCTTGCCTTTATCACATTGAAAAAGGAATCTGCGATAAAGCCTTTGTACATTGGTGTGGAGAAGAAGTACCAGAAATTGATTGGAGCCGCGTACCAATTGATACAAAAGTTTTAGTGAGTGATTCTGAAACTGGGCCTTGGTTCGCAGTCCACTTTGCTAAAACCCTTAATGGCCTTATAGTTGTGTTTAGCTTTGGTAAGACCAGTTGGACAGCTTTAGAAGATAATACTTTTTCTACATATCGTTTTGCCGATATTCCGGATCAAGAAGAAAGGAGAAAATATTTAAAAGATGAATAAGTACAATGAGCACATCAAGGAGTCTATTGATTATTTTAATCATGAATTGGAATGCATGAAGCATCGAGTTTGTAACTGCGATATGCAGACAAGTTTGAGAGTTGGAAGGGAAAAAACTGCTTACGAAACAGCAGTAGAATGCTTAAAGAAGCAGCTTCCGCAGCCACCAGTTAAAGCAACTCACAGGTCTATCATCCATGAAAATAGAGGTGATCAACCGCACGCATGGATAGAAAGCCACTGCGAGTTGTGGGAATGCCCGTGCTGCGGAAAGACAGTATGGAGCGGCATAAGTATTGCAAGGAAATCACCATATTGCTCAGATTGTGGGCAGAAGATTGACTGGAAGGAGGCCAAATAATATGTATTACATGGATGATGAAGATTATTTCGGGCCGAGCGAGTTTGACGTGAAAATCGAAGAACTTAAAAACGAGCTTCGAGAATCTGTAAAAAAGGAAGTTAAGGACGAACTTGAAAAACTGCGTGAGGAAAACAAAAAATTGCAGGGCATCAAGGAAAATTTTGAATCCATAAAGGAAGATTATGAGAGAAAGAAAGCAGAGTACAAAAGCGCAATAAAAAAGGCCGGAACCAAAGCTACACGAGCTAGGCTGAAAACGTTAATGGAACAATTTAAGGTTGTTACGTGGTCGGTAAAATGGGACTACCAGTACAAAAAGAAATGTAACAAATGCGATAAGGACAGAAAAATCAAAGTGACATTACCATCCGGAAACGTGGTATACGATGATTGCAAATGCGGAGAACGCAAGAAAACATATCAGCCGAAAGAAAACCTGCTATATATGCTTAGTGATACTAGTGGAGAGATTACGGGCTGGTACAAAGAAGTTGCAGATGGGTATTTCTACACAGTTGGTCGTAGTGCATATGCAATAGTGGATCACAACAAAGATTTCAAAGAATTAGAAGAAAGCTTGTGGCATACATTCTTCACAACAGAAGAAGAATGTCAGGAGTTCTGCGACTACATGAATAAAAAAGAAGAAAATTCTGGATACGATTACGACTTGGCAGGAAAGCTAATTAAGGCTAGAGAGGTGTAAAAATATGGTTAAAACAATTTTTGATAATCCGTCAAACTTCATAGCATTGATGCACAATTGCGTATTTATAAAAGATGGTGATGTATGGTACAGGGATTTTGAACGCGAAATTCCACTTATGGAGCTTGCACGGAATCTTAACAAAGCATACGGCGATTCTGAGGCATCAACGATGAATGATGAAGCATTTAGTGGCAAAATGTATGACGATTTGCAATTTAAGCCAGAGGAAGATATTGATAGTTTTATCGCCACTTTTTATATGGCACTTGTTGGAATGGCAGAAAGCCGAGAACGCTTAAAAATATGCGAAACAACAGGATTGCCAACAACTGCATATCCAGAAGTACTACAGGAATGTATTGATACTTACGGAGCGGATAAACAAATCGACCAGGCGATCGAAGAAATGAGCGAGCTGATAAAAGCGCTGCTTAAACATCGCCGCAAGACAATTCAGCTGGAGGGTGGAAATGTAAATCCAACGCCTGACACAGACCTGGCAAAAGTCAGAGCAGATATTCTTGAGGAAACCGCTGATGTTATTATAATGTTGACTCAAATCATTATGATTTTTGGTGGCAGAGATTTTGTTGAAAGAATAATAGAATCAAAGGTTTACCGCCAGAAAAAGCGCTTGAGAAAGGAGACAGATGGTCAGGATTATTGAAACAGAAAACGTAATAACTTGCCCTGAATGCAATGCAAATCTAAGTTACGGAGAAGCTGATGTGTTTTTTAACAAACTAGTCTCCTGTGAGCACAAAAGTTACTACAATAAATGCGTAATGTGCCCCCTGTTGCAAAAATAAAATTGTTGTTGCAGATGGCGCAGTATTTGTTGAGCCGACAGACGTAAATGGCGTCCCAATAGACACAGATGGTATCTTAATATACACAGATGATGTACTGATTACAGATATAAGAAGAAAGGAATAACGAATGCCCGGTAAACCGGGTTGATGCGCAGTGATCCGTGGTGGCGTATCAGAAAATTTAAACACCGTGGCTGAAAAGGTGTGCAGTGGAAACGCTGCACACGCAATTGATAGCAAACGAATTATGATCCACGATACATGCATTTGTAGCGTGGTGTTATGCAAAAATACAAAGTGCGCTGGTTATCAGCAGGAATCTCTAGCTTTGTTGCTGGATATTTAGAAAAGGATGTTGACGAATGGATATATATAGATATCGCTGATCAGCACCCAGACAGTCTGAGATTTATACACGATGTAGAAAAAATCATTGGAAAGAAAGTAACAATTTTAAAATCTTCCGAGTTTAACTGCGTGGAAGATGTGGTCAGAAAATACAGATTCATCAGTTCTCCTCATGGAGCGGCATGTACAGGAATGTTGAAGAAAGCGGTTAGAAAGAAGTGGGAAAACGAACATTTGCAATATCATTTGACTTATGTGTGGGGCATGGATGCAAGTGAAACACATAGAGCAGAGAGCATAGTGGCAAATTTTCCAGAATTTGATCATAGTTTTCCACTAATCGAAGGAGGATTGTCGAAGCAAGATTGCCACGCTTTTGCTGATCGCTTGGGCATAAAGCGCCCTGTAATGTACGATATGGGCTACAATAATAACAACTGTATTGGCTGTGTAAAAGGCGGCATGGGCTATTGGAACAAGATTAGAAAAGATTTCCCAGAGGTGTTTGCAGCGCGTGCGAAACTTGAACGAGACATTGGACACAGTTGTATCAATGGCGTATTCCTTGACGAATTAGACCCAAATAGAGGAAGAATGAGCGATGAAATAATGCAGGATTGCGGAATCATGTGTTATCTGGCATTTAACGAATCAGAAAGGAATGATGAGAATGACAAAGAAAGAATTGATAGCAAAAGTCAAAAGCAAGCCGTATGAAGAAAACGTAATAAATACGATTAAAGCATTGCACGGACTAGGCTATGAAGAAGTGGCAAGAACCATGCAGGAATTATACGATGACACAAAGGCACTTACCGTTACTGCAAAGGCATCTGGAAAGTATTCAGATGATCCAGAACTTGATGAGGCATTAAGTGACTACGCCTCAATGAGAACAAAGATAAAGAAACCACTGACTTCAAAAGCTCTTGAAAGAGCGATGATCAAGCTTGAATCCCTATCTCATGGAGACAAGGATTTAAAGATTCAGTTACTTAATCAGTCCACTGATAACTGTTGGATAGGCATTTTCCCGTTAAGGGAAGAGAGAACATCTGAAAGAAAGTTGCAAAATCCACAGCGTTCACAACTCGATGCAATTCTGGGAAGTATTACGGATGACTAAAAACGAGGCTAAGAAGTTAATGGCGGTAATGACTGTATCATATCCAAACTACAAAATTGCAGATATAGAGCTTACTGCCACTACATGGGCAAATATGCTATCTGGCTATACTTACGAGCAGGTTAGTGCAGCACTCAAAGCATACATACTTTCGGAAAATACAGGCTTTCCGCCGTCAATCGGTCAAATTAACGAAAAGTTAGTCGCTTTGAGTCAAGCAGACACGCCTACGCCGTTGGAAGCATGGTCTTTGGTTCGGATAGCTGTCAGAAACAGCACATATCATGCTGATGACGAGTTTGCCAAACTTCCACCAATTATCCAATCAACAGTTGGAAACGCAAGGAATCTGGAAGAATGGGCGAAGGGACAAGCAACTCAGTTTGAGACAGTTATTCACAGTAATTTTTTAAGATCATACTCCGCAGAGATTGCGAAGCAAAAAGAATGTCAGAAGTTGCAGGGAAAGGTTTCAATCGCATCAGAGCAACCAGAGTATTTGCCAGAACTAAATATATAAGCAAAGCGCAGTTTTATAGACTATTTTAAATATAATAAGCTTTAATACATTAAAATAGTCTACTGCCTAGAAGGAGGGTTTATGACACGAGCACAAAGGAGACGGGCTGAAAGAGAAGCAAAAAAAGGAAACAAAGTCGTAGAACAGCGAATCACAGGTGCAGAAGAAAGCATAAGAATTGCTTTGTTAAAAGAAAATATTGCACGAGACGTTGATCGCAAGCTTTATGACAAATACTACCAAAAAGCAAATAAAGACGCTGTGGACAACATATACAGCATCATATTAACATCATTTGGACTTGCCCTGGCAGATACTTGTCCTAATTGGAAGGCTGAGGCAATTGCAAAACGAATCCAGAAGACAATGGACTACGTTGACAAATTCTCAAAGGAATACGACGGAGACATTGAACGTTTTATGAAAGAGCTTGAAGATAGAACCGGATTCTCATTTGAGATAGATTCTGTAAGCGGAAAGGATGAATAGTATGGATTTTTTAATTGGTTTAATAGCAGGACTATTATTTGGCGGAATTACTGGTGTGCTTGCAGTTGCTTTGTGTACTGCATCAAGCGCAAATGAAACCGATGACGAAAGAAAGAGGGAAAACGATGAGAATTAAGCATTTGAAGTTAGATAATTTTTGCAGCTTTTACAATGGAAAAGCTGTAGACACAGATTTATACAATAAGACAGAGGTATCTGGATGTAATGAATCTGGAAAAAGCACAGTTAAGAGGGCTATTTTTTGGGTACTGAATTGTAGGGGTGAGAACGGTGAAGAAATCACTGGAATCAGGCCACACGATAAATCAGGTAACGAGATTAACGATATTGAGGTTACAGTCGAGATGACCGTAGAGCTTAACGGTTCCAGCAAGACGTTTAAGAAGGTTTCTCGTCAGAGTTACAATAAAAAAGGTGACTTCATAGGTAATGTTATTGACTATTATATCAATAATATTCCTAAAAAGAAGTGTGACTATGAAGATTTTATTGCAGAAAAATTGGTTCCTGTGAGTGAGCTCTCGAACCTGATCAACGCTAAAACGCTCTTGTCAAAGAGTGCTGCTGACTGCAGATCAATTCTGGAATCCACCTTTGGAACGTGTTCCAATGCAGAGGTTTGTGAACATTTTCCGGAGTTCTTCCCTCTTCTCCCATTGCTAGATGATGGCAGTGTTGATGAGTTAAAATCAAAATTTAATACTATGTTGAATGGCAGACGCGGAAGGAATGGCACTAAAGGCTTACTTGATATTCGCAAAGAGTTTCCAAGCCGCATTGATGAGGTGGAAAAACAGAAAATTGTCATTGATGAAGCCTTGATAAACAGTCAGATTGCAGATATTGAAAGCAGGCTGAAAGATAACCAGAGTAAACAAGCTGATGTGCAGAAGGCATTTGATGAGCAGCGTACAATTCAGACACAAATTTATAAGTTGAAGCAGGAGCAATTAAAGGCCGCTGATGACGCTAATGCCGAAAACAGGAAAAGAATTACTGATTTAGACGCTCAGATTATGGCAGCAAAGGAAGAACTTTTCCTATCCAACAGTAGTTTAAATGCCAAAGAGCATGAATTGCACCAGATTGACTCCGAGATTCGGGATCTTGAAACTAAGCGTTTGAAACTTTCAAGTGACTGGAAAAGCAATAAAGATATGCAGTTTGATGAAAATTCGCTGATTTGCCCGTATTGTAAGCGTGAGTATCCATCTGATCAGCAGGATGAAATGCGAAAGCATTTTGAAGAATCAAAGGAAGAAAAACTACAGGAAATCACAGACAATGGAATGAAATGCAAAGAAATCATTGATGCTTTGCGCGAAAAGTTCAATGCTGCAGATGCAGAGCTTTCTGCCCTTCGTGAAGAATCCAATAAAAAGTCAAAAGTTGTCGATGATTTAGTTGCACAGAAAAAAGCTATATCCACTGTACCTCCAGCAGAACCAGACGAGGCAGCAAAAGCCAGATCTGCAGAAATCGCAAAGCTTGAAAGCCAGTTAGAAGCAAATACTGCAAATGCAACGTTTGCACAGCTCAAGGCAGAAGAAAATAACCTTCAGCATCAGTTATCTAGTCTAAAAGCAGAGCTTGCAAAAACTGAAATAAATGCCAAGATTGACGCAAGAGTTGCAGAGCTTAACATCGAGCGCCGAAAGAATGAGCAGCTAATTGCAGATACGCAGGCACAACTCGACTTGCTCAAACGCTTCAACATTCGCAAGCACGAGCTTTTAGAAAGCAAGGTAAACGAGTATTTAGAGTACTGTCAAGTGAAATTTTTCAGACAGCTTGTGAATGGCGACCTAGAAGAAACGTGTGATTTCTGTGTAAACGGTGAACCATACGCTAGAAACCTTAATCACGGTGCAAAAATCTTAATCGAGACAGATGTTTGCAAGGCTTTTCAGAAGAAATACGCTACTACCCTTCCTATCATCGTAGATGACTCTGAATCTGTTGATAATTGGAAGATACCGGATATGGATAGGCAGCTTATTATTCTCAAAAGAACTGATTCTAAGGAATTAACAATTAAGGAATCATGATGTGATCCGTGAAATTACACAAACTTACCCAGTCTAAGCTTGATGATTACAAACTTAGAAGTAATTTCACGGACGATGAAGAGATAACATTTGATATGTTATCTAAAGGCAAATCTATCAGCGAAATAGCAACCCGGTTATCTGTGTCGACTAGGACGGTTGATCGCAGGATTGCCGATATAAAATCAAAAATCAACCAACTATAAATAGTCCCCTGGTATTTATGATGCTAGGGGACTATTACAACATTTTTTAACATTATTTTACTGTAAAGAAACGTCACATGTATAACCTTAAAGATATTTTTTATAACTTTTTAGTTCTAACTATTGACTTTTTAGTTCTAACAATGTATCCTATAACTGAGAAAGGAAAAAACATTATTTTACTGTAAAGAAATGTCAAATTAGGTTAAGAATTGTAAAATAATGTAATCACAAAGGAGGTTTCACTATGAAAGTAATATGTATTGCAAACCAAAAAGGTGGCATTGCAAAGACCACAACAGCCACTACACTTGCTTCAATTTTAATGTCACAAGGTAAGAAGGTCTTGCTTGTTGACGCTGATCCGCAGGGCAACAGTACGGACACTTATAGAGCAGTGTCCAAAGATACAGCAACTCTCTACGATGTTATTTTAGATATTGAAGATCCGCTTCCAATTGCGGAAGCTATTCAAAGAACAGAAATAGGCGACATAGTTGCGTCCGATCCAGAACTGAAAACAGCAGATCAAAGATTCCCAAGCGATGGGAACGAATATTTTAGATTGAAGGATGCTCTTTCTGAATTAACTGGTTATGACTATGTTATTATTGATACAGCTCCGGCAGATAATAAGCTGCTAAAAAACTGCTTAATTGCTTCCGACAAGGTCATCATTCCTGTCACTGCAGACCGTTATGCCATTCAAGGTCTGTCAGAACTGAATAGAACCATCACGGGCGTAAAGAAAAGAAATAATCCTAACCTAGAGGTTGCAGGACTCTTGTTGGTGAAATATAAGAGTCGCCAGCTCCTCGCCCAGGAAGTTAAAGCTTCTTTGGAAGAGATTGCCAAGCAGCTCAACACAAAGGTTTTCTGCACAACTATTCGTGAAAGCATTGCCGTACAAAAGGCACAGGCAACTAGAACAACCCTCATGAATTTTGAACCGAAGTGTAACGCTGCCATTGACTATGTGCAGTTCGCAGAGGAACTAATTAAGGAGTGATTAGAGATGAGAAAGAAAGATAACGCCACTACTACTTCTTTTGATGTGACAGCCGGCATTGATTTTGCAGATACTGGCGAAACTGAAATTCCAAGCATCCAGCCGGTGGGAAAAAAATCAGTTTTTGTCTCCGCTCCGGTTGATCCGAACAGAGTATATACGCCTGGATATAATCCAACTCCGAAGATTGGTCCAAATGGTGGGTATGTAGGACGCAGGGAAGTCCCTGCAGCTGAGCGTAAGATTCAGTTCAGCGTGTCGTGCACAGAATCACAAAAGGCAGCCTTTTCAGAAGCTGCTCGTAAGTCAGGCCGCACCCTAGCAGGATTTGCTTGCTTCGCCATTGAGGAATACATGCGGACACATGATCTATAATTCTTTACATTATTTGACATTTAAAAAAGGTTTAATAAGTCAAAGAACTGTTAAAAATTGTTAAAAGGAGGATTTTATTATGGTAAGTAATGAGATTTACGAAAGAATAGTTAGTGTTAAAAATGCTATTGCAGAAGGAAAACTTGACGATGTGATATATGAACGGAATTGTAATATTGCAGAATCGTTACGGCGTTTACTATCCGCTAATAATATGAAAACAATTGATATTGTATCAGTATTAACTGTGTTTGCGAGTGGTGAGTTTACAATGGCATTTAATTACATTGACAAATTTGATTTGCCAACAACTGAATTATGCTGTAACATGTATAAACAAGTTAAAAAAGATTATTACAATGGGCATGTAGATTTATTTATATGGCATACAGAAAGCAGCGACATATGCGGCAGATATCATGCAATACGAATATATAAATCTGGACATATTGTGGAATATAAGGTCAAATTAGAAAAGGCATGGAGCGATGATTTTGCAATGTATTTAACGCATTATGAGATTTATAATAAATCAAAAAATAGATCCTATTTACGTAATCAAAAAATAAAATTTTGGTAATTTTATCACAAGATAACTCTTTACTAAAATTAAAGAAAGGAGGTATTTTATGGAACAAGTAAACTTGATACCGTTTTACGCTTGCGCTATCGCGTTTGCACGCCATATACGATTAGATTTAGAAAGCGAATATGGCAAGAATGCTGTAGCTTATTATAATGCTGCAAAGCAGAGCGAATATTACAATACTTTATTTTCGGAAGAACTGTCTTTGCAAACAGAAGAAGCTTATAAAAAAGCACTCGGAATCGTCGAATATAGCTACACAGAAGATGAACAAGCACAGACTTCTTTGGATATTCTCTTCAAAAAGGGATACAGAAAGCTATACAACATTTTTAAAAAGCTTCCAAAAGACGAACCGATTCATTTTAATAGTGTAATCGGAGAAGCCATTTATGCAAAACTTGCAAAGTCAGATCATGTTTCGGACGATAATTTTAATGGTCATTTATTTGCAGGCTATTACTTTTTAAATATGTGGCCGCAAGAGTTGGTACAAGAGCGTAAAGAATGTGATGAATTACTTTCCTTCATTGCAAACTACGGATACAATCCAGAACACAGAATACAAAAAGGGTTAAAGAAATATGACTGCGCTTTTCAGGAAAGAGCAAAATCATACATTAGTCAACTTCCAAAAGATTTATTTAAGCAGATCCAGTTAGCACCAAAAAATGAGGAATTTGGATACACTACAGTGTTTGACATTGAGTCACTTTCAGGTGTTTCTATTTTTTCTGAATTACAGTTCACACATGAAGATCTTGAAGCACTAGCAATTGCTTATACGCACGGAAAAAGAGGAGGAATACGTGAGGATTTCCTGACTTATGCAAAATATACGAGCTATATATTAGCTATGTGTAAGGCATATAAGCAATCTAAAGAATACTACTTCCAACACAATCGCGAAGACGTGTATATTGAAGTAGAGAGCATTAAAAATGAATTGCTTCAAGCCAAATCTGCATTATCTGAATCTCAGGAACGCAGGATGTCTGAACAAAAATATTGGATGGTTGGGGCAAAATACTATTGTTTACGCAATCGGGCGAAATCTTTTTGAAACACTTATGATGAACCTAGTTCCTTTACAGAATGGTAATGGAGAATTGTGGCCTAAGCCTTGCCCAATATGGGAATGCTTGCCACGATCCGATGAGCGCAAAAAGATTGATCCACCTTCTAACCCAGCGGAATTATTCACGCACCAATCGCGCAGGATATTTCTCAAGCGTGAAAATGGGGTTATAACCGGATTTAATGCATTGGGTGGGGAATTTTTTGATAAAGAACGTGTTACAGCTGAAACACATTTAAGCTCTTACAAGGCAGATCTTAAACCGAAGGAGGAAGGTGAGTAAATGGAAAGCAAAAACACATTTTCGAACATTGTAAAAACAATAATGTTTAAGAAAGAGATGGACGGAGTTCAGCTTGCAAAACTGTTAGGGTGTTCTCAATCTAACGTGTCCAAAAAACTTAGGTTAAATAATTTTAGAGAAAGTGATATACGTCAGATATCAGAAGCGTTAGGATACGACGTCTCTATCAAACTCACATCAAAGGACACAGGAGAGGAATTGCAGATGTTGTAATAGTGTATTTTACATTTCTTTACATTATTTAACTTTATTTAACAATATTTGACATTTATTTACAGTAAAATATTCTTTAAAAGAGTTGTCAGTTTATCTGGCAGCTCTTTTTGTCGTTAATATGTCGTATCCCTGTCGTTTTTACATCTTATTTTTATGGCACAATACAATCAGAATAAGAGGAAGGAAGGTGCGAATGATGTTTCCTGAATCATTTTTAACTAAAATATTTGAAAGACCAGATGTATGTATGATTCCAATGCAGTATCAATCAGCAATGATTCAGGCTATTGGAGAGGTTCTTGACGAGGAAGGAGTGATAATCGACGATGCCGATACCAAATCAGATGTATCAACCGTACAACCAACAGACAATGTATGGCCAATATAATAGTTATTACCCGTATCAATATCAGCAGCCGCGTTATGATCTGCAGCAAAACCAGCCGCTTTTTAATCAGCAGCAAAGCATTCAGCCACAGCAGCAGGCTGGATTGAACGGAAAGGTCGTGCAAGCTGTCGAACAAATTACTGCGAACGATGTACCTATGGACGGTTCAGTTGCCGTATTCCCAAAGCAAGACATGTCAGAGATCTATACAAAATCATGGAATGCAGATGGAACCATTAGAACGATTGTATATAAGCCGTACACAGCTTCACAGCCAAATGCGGCGAATAGTTCAGCCGACATGTCCAAAATGAAAATGGGGCTATCTGACGAGGCTACAGAGGCATTTATGGCAAGATTTGATAGTCTTGAAAAGAAGTTTGATGAACTGATGCCTAAGATAGCGCCTAAAAGGTCCGGAGGCTTAAAGAAGGAGGCAAATGAGAATGAATAATCCATTTCAGCTATTTCAAGCCATGAGGAATCCACAACAATTTTTGCAGCAAATGGCCGGAAACAGCCAAGCCATGAGCAATCCTATTTTAAAAAATGCTATGGATATGGCAAACAAAGGCGATACAAAGGGTGTAGAACAATTAGCACGCAACCTTTGTAAAGAAAAAGGGATAAATGTTGATGATGCTGTTCGCCAGATAAAAAGTCAATTTGGAATAAAATAATGGGTGAAATTTTATCACCCATTAGAAAAACTACTTATACACTTTTTCTGTAAAAGCTCTTTCAACAGTCCAACCTTTTCGGAGGCGATTATGAAGAACATCCCAACTTATTCCGAGCAAATCAGACCATTCTTTTAGAGTTTTGGTTTCTCCGTTATACTCTATATTCAAATTATTTGATTTGTTTATAGCTTGTTCTCCAGAAGTTGCCCAACGACAATTATTTGGCTCATAGTTACCATTATTGTCAATTCGATCAAGTGTGTAGTTCTCAGGACGTCCACCAATAGATTCGGACCATTCTACAAATTTCCAAAAGTCATGCCATTCTTCGCACACGGTTATTCCTCGTTTGCCATATTGGTAATACTTTGGATGGTTTGGGCTTTCACAACGTCCGATCATGTTTTTCCATAGCCCATATAGTGGATTTTTAGTTCTTCCATCAATATATGCCGGACTATTTTTTAGCAAACAACCGCAACTTTTCACTTTGTGATTTTTAAACAGGTAAGGCAATACCCTAACTTTATTTCCACAATCACATAAGCACTCAATATACTGCCTTTTATCAGATGGCCTTCTTTCTGAAAGACCTATTGCTGTAAGCATATTAGATCTTTGACCTATATAATTATCTATGCTGATCTTAGGCTTCCTTGAGTAAGAACAGGACCCACAAGATTTCTGATGGCCCTTAATAACTCTGTCAGGAGCAAAGGAGATAATTCTTCCACAATCACACTTGAAATCAAACCCATTTGGGATATCTGAATTTTTTGATTGTGAAATTACAGTAAGATGGCCATATTTTTTCCCTTTATAATCGGAAATGTGATACTTGAGCATAAAAACAACACCTTGCCTTTCGTGTTTTTAATCGCCTACCAATAAACGTGCAGAAGTCACTAGGCATTGTGATTTTCGGGTCGCGATTCCCTATCTGCACAAAGATATTATAACACAAAAATATTAAAAATGATACTAATTCTTGCAAGATTATGTATATAAAAAATTATTACGGAGGTAAATAGTATGTTTAACTCAGGAAACTGTAGTGTACCATTAGTGGCTAGCATTGATGGTAACGGCAATAACAACGGCGGCTGGGGCAACGACGGCTGGGGGCTTATTTGGATCGTTTTGATCTTCGCCATTTTCGGCTGGGGTAATGGCTTCGGTGGCTGGGGCAACAACGGTGGCGGAATGGGTTCTACCGCAGCAGCCTACACAGATAGTGCAATTCAGCGCGGCTTTGATAACCAAGCAATTGTCGGAAAACTAGACGGAATTACCAATGGTCTTTGTGACGGATTCTACGCGGCCAACAATAGCATGTTAACTGGATTCAACGGAATCAACACAAACATCATGCAGACTGGATATGGCATTCAGCAGGCTATCAACGCTGATACCGTAGCTAATATGCAAAATACAAATGCTCTGCAGGCACAGTTAGCACAATGCTGTTGTGACAACAAAGAAGCAATCTCTAACACCAATTATAACATGGCTACACAAGCAAATGCAATTCAGCAGTCCATTGATAAAGGCTTCTGCCAGTTAAACTATAATGCAGCAACCAATACACGTGATATCATTGACAATGCCAATGCAAATACCCGTGCGCTGCTTGACTACCTTTGCCAGGACAAGATTGCTGCCTTACAGGCTGAGAACAATGATCTTCGCAGAGCTGCTTCACAGGATCGCCAGAGTGCACTGCTTACCACAGCAATGGCATCTCAGACACAGCAGATCATCAACGCAGTTAATCCAGCACCGATTCCGTCATATCAAGTTCCTAACCCAAACGTGTATTACGGATGCAATAGTGGTTGCAACTGCTGACAAAATTAAATATCGGTATCTTAACCAAAACGGTTATGTCTGCTAACTAACGCAGTATTACTATCAGCAAAGGGGCAGACTCGAAATAGAGCCTGTCCCTTATTTTAAGGAGGTATCAAAATGGCAGAATATGTTGCAGTCGCAACGCAGGAAGTTGCGGCAAGTGAAAATGTAACTTTTACAAACACATCTGTTAAGGGTTCAAACTGCATACAGCACCGTGAAGGCAGTGGAATCATTACTCTTAGAGGTCTTACGAATCAGTGCCAGGCACGTTTTTTTGTAGGCTTCTCTGCAAATATAGCTCTTCCAGCCGGGGGAACTGTGGCTCCTATATCATTAGCAATTGCTATCAGTGGTGAGCCAGTGCTTGCTTCCAAAATGATTTCAACACCAGCTGCAGTATCTCAATTCAGTAATGTGTCCTCAGGCATTTTTATCAGTGTTCCACGTGGCTGCTGTGTAAATATTGCAGTTGAGAATACAAGTGGCGTTGCTATTGAAGTTGCTAACGCAAACCTTATAGTGAATAGAGTTGCTTAATTGGAGGTAGACTATGCATAAATGGGCTAAAGAAATTTTAGAGTGTGTCAAAGAAAAAGCCAAAGCTATCGGAATTGACAATTTCGAAGGCCATAATCTTGATGATTTAAAAGACTGGACTGAGATCGTTAAGAATATTGCTTGCTTTGATAAAGACTATCGCATCGTTGAGGCAATGGATAAGCTGCAAAACGATGATGAAATCATGGAAATGGTTGAGCAATACGGTGATTACCCGTCACGCCGCTATTACGACCGCTACAGATACGCTAACGGCAGATTTGCCCCAAAGGGTAGAGGGACAAGAACCACAGGCAGACGCGGTTATGACGAACCACCTTATTGGCACATGACACCAGAAATGTATTATGAATGGGCTGATATGCCAGAAGAAGAGCGTATGCGTGATCTTGATAGACTCCGCTTTGGGCGCATGTACTACTCTGACCCACGTAGAGGCTCCCAAATGCCGTCAGATGGCAGAAGCGTAGAAGATATGGGAATGAAGTCAGAAAGCCGATATGACCGTGCTAGAAGGTCATACAGTGAGACTAAGGACATGCACAAAGCTAACACCAAAGAAGACAATGACGCAAACATGCGAGGGCTTGAGTCATTGCTAGCCGTTATCGACGAAGATCTTAAAGAGATCATGCCAGGGCTTTCAGCTTCCGAAAAAACGATGATGAAAACTAAGATGACAAACTGGGTACAGCGTATATAATCAATGGTACAGCCGGGAGCAAATGCTCCCGGTTTTATTTCAATTGCACACTTGCTATAAATGTGCTATAATGGGGGTATTAAATGTTTTTTACAGTAAATAACAACACTTGGCAAGTTTGCTTTGTCAGCCCTGGTGATCCGCAGTTGCAGCGCAGTGACGGAACATATACGCTCGGCGTAACCGACAACAATTTAAAGACCGTCTTTATGTGTAATGATCTGTCAAGCCAGATGATTGATAAAGTGCTGTGCCACGAATTAACACATGTTCACGCAATGGAATACGGATACTCTATCCCGATTGAAACAGAGGAAATTGTCGCAGACTTTATAAGTCTTTTTGGCAGGAGTATAGTAACTGTTGCAGATGAACTTATATATCAGCTTTTAGGAAGCAATTCAATTAGGAACTGTGCATAAAATAAAGACTTTAGGCAATGTGCCAGAAAGGAAGGCAGATGTACACAAAGATTCACACGCAAAAAGACGTTCTCCGTGAGCGATATCTTTATCAATCCGAACTTACTCCACTGGGATTTCCGAAACTGCTCCCAGTACATGCTGCTCTGAGTGGGCTTAATGCAGTATCATTTTGTGAGGCGGTGAAAGAAAAAAATCCGAAGAAGGCGCTTTGCCACTTTTTTATTGACGACACACGGTTCGAGCCATTATGGAATCAGCCGCAAAAGTATCTTCCGACACTCGAAAATTTTAAATACATCTGCGCTCCTGACTTCTCATTTTATGACTCTATGCCAAAGGTCATGCAGCTGCATCAAGTGTACAGAAGCCGCGCCCTTGCATGGTGGCTATTTATGAATGGATGCGACGTCATCCCGACTGCAGGTTGGGGAAATGCAGAGACGTTTGATTTTTGCTTTGAAGGGTTGCCAGAAGAGAGTACGTTGGCAATCAGCACAAACGGTTGCTTCACCGATCAAGGCAAGGAGTGTTATCGACAGGGCTTCAAAGAGATGTGTTCCCGACTCCATCCTACAGAAATTTTAGTGGTTGGACGTCCTATTGATGTGGACACAGATGTAAAAATCTCGTATCGAGAATCATTTGGGCAGAAACTTACAAGAAAGTTGAGGGGATGATATGGGCGGTAGAAGTGGAAAGAAGCGCGAAATCAGCATAATAACCTATGTTGGCAGTTTGAAGCGAATCAGAACTGAGGAAACTGTCGGAAATATCACAGTCATAAGAACCGAATACAAACAGCAGAAGCAGAAGAAGCGCCGTAAGAAAAGCCGATAGATTTTAACATTATTTTACAGTAAAATAATGTATAATAATGTAAAGTAATGTAAAATACTGTCAAGAACTGTAAAATAATAGGGATAGATTTGACTCTATCCCTACTTTTTAGCTATACCTTAATATTATATTTTTTATTTTTACATATACCATTTAAACGGATAAGGGGCTTCGTTTTCTCGTGCCTCTTCTGCATTTTTGTGGAGCTGTATCAAGTTATCAACTGTGTCGTCGATCACAAAACCATCTGCTATTTTCCCAAATTTATATCCGCGACAAATTTTTATTCTATAATTTTTATCTATCCTTACTAATGTTTCCCATGCTTTTAACTCTTCGGCAGGCATTTGTGCTAAGTATTCTTCCTCACAATGACACGTAAATTCTATTATTGTCATCATCAAGTTTATTGTACGTTCTATATCTCTTTCTTTTTCCTTTTTTTCATCTCCATCATCGTCAACAAGTTTTTCATATAATTCTTCTGCAAAATCCGGAATATACCCTTTATCTTCTAAATAGTTTTTATCAACAGAATCAAAAAATTCTTTACCTGGAATAGGCTCTTCGTTTTCTGGATAGACTTTATCAACAAAATCAAAAAACTCTTCAACTACAATTTTAACTGCCTTTTTCAGAGCTTCGTTTTCCAAAGAAATATAATTGCTGTACAAATCGCATGTTCTATCCAGCAACCATCCCCATTCTTCACGCCCTCTCGGCCAATCATTTTTGGCAAGTGGCTTGCACTGCGTTACTGCTTCCATTACTCGTTTCATTTTTTCTTCATTCATTCTTGTTTTCCTGCTCTCTTTTTCTTTGTTGACTACGCTCTAACATCATGTACAACTGGTGAAAGATCTTGAACCCTGCTTCCTATTGCTATAGGTGGCAACCATCTGATCACAAGCTTTCTGTTTCCTGCCTTTTCGCTCCCTATCCAAAAATGATGCCAGTGCGCGCGGCGTACATGCGGAGTCTTTTTGCTTCCTGTGGCAGAGGGCAGTATATCAAGGTTTTGTTCATTTGCTTCTGTCTTGTTCTTGTATACATTGATTTCCCTAACGTTCCTTATTTCAGCTCCCACACGGTATCCTGCATCCAACACCTTGGGAATCTCCTTTGCACCAGAACGAACATATTTCTTTCTTGCTTTCTTGTTTTCTTCATTCTCGACAATATCTACATTCTGTGATAATATAAACAGAATCATTTGTATTGTACTTTGAAATATTTCGCGTTCTTTTCTATATGTTTCTTCAAATTTCTCCGAAAACTCTGGTAGCCCCATTCTTTTATAGTTATCAATTCCAGCGGAAATTGTATGGTCTATGCATTTTTGCAATTTATCAGACGATAAGATTAAAAAATAGCTCCTTGATTCAATTCTGTTTTCATCATCATTAAAGAAAAGCCTTTCAATCCTTAATTCATATAATTTAAATTCAAAATCATAATTCAAATATGTAAACCTTGATTCGTCACCAACTTGAAGACATAAACATTTATATGGCAAATGAAGTAACATGTTTACCGGAACTTTTTCTATTCCTTCTGTTTCTCTTAATTCACTATAAAAATCTTCATCAAAGCGATAAATTACTTTTGATAAATCCCATGTTGCCACTGCTGAAATCAATCCTGCAGTGGCATTTCTAAGCCTTTTGAAATACTTCGCATCTGGCTCCCCCATGCGTGCTTTTTTGATTTCTAGCAGTATTTTATCATTAGGACAGTACACAATATTTTCGTCCCATTTTGCGCCTTGAGCTTTAAAATCCTCAATCGCAGCTTTTGCTTGATCAGCCAAATCAGGTTCAGCCTTTAAGAATCCTTTGTACAGTTCTAGTGCCAGGATTCGTTTATTCTCAACTTTTTTCTTTCTCTTCGCCATTTTGTCTCCTATTTTCTTCCAACGCCATTTTAACATCCTCTTCGGTCTTTTCAACTGGTAACTCTTCCAATCGCCAGCCCTTATAAGTATACACTGGCCTAGATCTCCGTGAAGACACACCACGTAAACTACTTGCAATTGCAGTAAAACCACCACGCACGCGTCCAGCTGCAATATTTTCTGGTACATCTTCATCAAAGAACCTTCGGCAATTTCTTCTAGCCCAATCCTTCAACGATACTGCTATATAACAATTTCCTAGAGGATCAATTAAAATCCACTTTTTAGCAGTTCTGTTTTGCGGTCCCGGTTGTCCTTCTGGCAAAGCATGAGCCGCTTTAGTTGCTTCTTTTGCAAATCGTTCACGAGCCGCTTTTACTAATTGACTTTTCTTTTGAGCTTCAATTAGAGCAGGCGGCATAGGTGTCCCCTTTTGCGTACACAAGCCGTGTTTCTTTCTTAATTGTGCCGCACATTTAGCAGAACAACATTGTTTTGTATCACTCGGATGCCAAATAAATGGCTTTCCACATATTACACAGTTGTGGTATTTACGTCTTCTTACGCATCCACATGTTACACATCTGTAAAAGTGAGATGCCTGCATTTCTTTTATATTTCCGCATTTTAAGCATTTCACTTTCCAAAGGCTTATTCTTTTTCCGGTGTTAGGACTAGCGTATTTATTTTCGGAAGCTCCCAGCACCACCAAATCTCCATGCCGTTCGCCTGTTAAATCTTTCTTTGCCATTGCCGACTCCTTTCCCTTGTCAATATGCACTATTATAAGATAGCAGTACTATTTATGCATTGTAAGTATTATACAAAAAGTTCTTGACTTTTTCAAGCCATCACGCTATCTTAAAAATGAAGATGATATTTATTCCGGCTTCGGTCGCTATTCACAGGCAGTGAACCGTCTGTGTGGATTGAAATAAAATTATAATTGTACGTGCGAGTACAGAGAACGTCTGTTTAAATATGCTTCATATCCTCCTATCAAATACTTCCATAGTACAGTGCAACCGCCATACCGCCGAAGATCAGCACACTGAGTAGCAAGTCACCAACGCTCTTTGCTACTGCATCAAGCATTTTTTCATGCTTTTCTTTTTTTTAATCGTTGCCTTGAATCCTCTTGACCTTTGGCAGAGAATGGCACGCTCTGCACTGCTGCACATCTTCTCAATCTGCAGGCTTGATTCCCAGATTACCTTCATTTTATCACCTCTTTCCGTGTCACGCAACCTTTTCAATAATAACAGCCGCCGACAGTGGCGCTTCATATCGGAAAAAATCAGATGCATTTTTAAACTGTGAATCCATCACTGGGATATACTCGTCTGGGTAGATATGAGCCGTAGAATACTGAATGCAACCCAGATTCTTTACGGATGCGTGCAATATGCGCTGCTCTGTGTATGCCTTGCCGTCAATTTCGTGCTGCACTTCCCAGTGTGCCACCACACCTGGAGTCTTTACCGCCTCGAATACTCGCGCCCATGACACAAGAGCCACAGCATCAAGGCTTACAATCTTTTCCTCAAGCTTCTCAAGCTCCTCACCGCGTGCCTTGAAAAGCTGCAGATGCAGCTCTCGCGGCGCGGCGCTGATAGATACCGTCTGTAAAATCATCGTTCGCCCTCGCTTTCTTCTCTCAACAGTTTCACAGCCTCCATCTGTGAGTGTTCGCCATACCACTTAACCGGCTTATGAAATGCCACTGCAAGCGTGGAAATCTCACCAGATGCACGCAAAAATTCACGCACCTTCAAAAAGTTCTGTATATGTTCTTCGTATGTATTCATGTTTTACCTTCCTTCCTTTTGTACAGTATCTATATTATTTTGTAGATATTGTTATTGTCATATAGCCATTTTTTATTATCTCCGTGATGCTTGCCAAATGTGGCAAGTAGTGCATGACGCCGTTTCGTGTAGCTCTCAAATCTTTTACCGGATCACCCCGGCACTACAGGGGTAGCCCTCACCGGAGGCGGTCACACCGCCCAAATAGCGTCCCCAGGTCGTGAACCTCGCCGCCTAAAGCGGAGAAACGCAAAACTTAAAATTCCTTAGCGTAGCTTTCAGCATCTGCCAGAGTCCGGCACAACTTGCAAATATTACTGTATTCACCATCTACAAAAATCTGCACACTGTAACCATAACCGCGAAGTCTTGCCGGGTGAGTGTCGCCCAGCAAGACAATTTTTGTTGTGATCATCGCTTTCCTTTCTCTCTTTCAAGCCATTTTCCGGCCAATTCGCCTTCTTGCTCAGTTGCCTTTGTAATTTTTCCATCTGGATATACGCGGAAGGCGTGCCACTTGTAAACCCCTACAAAATATACAACGTCTTCCTCACTCATACAGGCGTAAAAATCCTTGTACATGTCAGCACTGTAAAAATCAGCGCGTTCCTTGCCATAGCTCAGAACCTCGCCTGCAGTCTTTAAAAACTTGCCGTTTCCGGCATAGCACCAGCCGCGGCCGCTGTCCTTCGTCCAGATCTGGACGTTATAACGGAAACCGTGCGCCATAGCTGGGGCGCTTTCATTCAATCTAATAATTTGTAATGTTGTCATAACTTTTCCCTTTCTTGCCTGCCATCATCAGCGCCGGGAGGCAATCCCCAACGGACGCCCCAAGCCGGGGCGTTTCGGCTTAAATCTCTTCTATTTCATCAATGTAAAAATCAACCATATCAACCGCGGCTGTAAAGTGCTGCTGGACAGAAAAGCTAAATCCAAAATCTTTATCATACATGGCCGAAGCGCTTGTAGCTACATAATAAAAGAGGTCTGCCGCCTTGTCTTTATCAAAGGTCCCCTTTCTTGCTTTTTTTCTGAGGTTTTCGATACTCGGCTTAATCTGGCGATCATACAAAACGCCTGAGTTAGTAGCATATAAAAACAGCTCTCTTGCTTCATCGGATGCCTTATAAATCATATTTTTTGTTCTCTTCATATTTTTTACTTCCTTTCTGCGTTTGTTGTTTTCCTTGTTTCTGACTGTATTATATAACAACGTACGTGTTTATTCAATAGTAATTCTGTATAAATGTACGTGTATATTTTTGTGCATTATGTACGTGTATATTTTTATCTTTATAGTGTATAATTATGCTAGAGGTGGAAAAGGGGCCTCTATAATATAAGAAAGGAAAGAAAAACATATGGCAATATCAGACGCACACAAGCAAGCTACTATAAGATACGCAAGTAAGACTTATAAGCGCGTGCCGCTCGATTTGCGGCATGAAGATTACACCAGACTACAAGAGGCGGCAGCAGCTACAAGCCTATCAGTCAACGGCTACATAAAAGCCGCGATAGCTGAAAAAATCAGCCGCGATAGCATCCGATCAGCGGCACCAGATGCAGAAGGACCTGCAGCACCTGCGGCAGAGCCGGAGCCGTCCAGTCAGAAGACCAAGAGCCAGACGCCAGACCCGGAAACGGTAGACCTGCAAAGGCTCTTGACTGATGCACGGTATCAGCTTGATATCATGGATATATACGGCCAGGAGCAAACGCAGCGGCTACTTGATCAGGCGCGAAGCAAATAAAAAGGTGGGCATTTTCGCCCACCTTATTTTTTTTTAAATGAAATAATATTTTCTTACTGTTTTTTCCGTTCTGTTAGGGCTGATGCTTAGTAACTCGTCTGGAAGATATCCGGCCTTTGTATAGCCGCAACTTACTTTTTCGTATCCGCCTAAGTCTTTAAAAAATTGTACTGCATCAAATACATTAAAAACATAAGTTGCCGATACTTCTTTTTCTTCTTTTTTCACTTCAACCCAACGCGTGCCGCGCTTAGCATAGGTTGTTTTTTCTTCTAAAATCTTGCCGCCGAAATCCTGGAGACTAGAAATATTTGGATATTTCTTAAAAAGCTTTCTGTAAGTTTTTGCTAACTCTGAATATAACATTGTTTTTTCCCTTTGCTTGATGTATAATCAAGCTACCTTTCTTTTTTTTGATTGGTGCCGGTTGCGTTTGCTTGGTAGGTAGTGCAACCGGCTTTTTTTGTTTACACCCTTATTATATCACTTTTAAAAGTTATGTCAAGACTTTTTATAACTTTTTTTCGTTATATTTTTTCTTGACTTTTTGCCGTGGAAAAGCTACTATATATATGTAGCGATACACCAAGCACGAAAGGAGAGTACTACAAGTATGATAAAGTTTAAATTTGACGTAGCCGGTGCACTGGCTACCGCAGGCGTTACAGCCTACACAGCGCAGAAAAGCGGCATTTTATCGCAGGATACATGGCGAAAGATTAAGGCAGGAGATACACATATAAGCCTTGAGGCTATCAATCGTATATGCTGCATTTTGCACATGCAGCCGGAGCACCTTATATACTACGCGCCAGACCAAGCCGAAGAAGAAAAAATTTTAAAAAACTTTCAAAAAAAGTCTTGACATAGTAACTTTTTTAAGTTATACTAAAGGCACAAAGAGAGAAAGGAAGCCCCACAGGGGCAAAGGTAAAAAGATATGTCAAAGAAGCAGCAGTATACAACAAAGTTTTATGAGGACAACGGTGGCGGTATCCAGGCAGTGACACGCGATGAGAGCGGCAAGGTTGTAAACGTTCTCGGCGGTTTTGAAGATGGTTCCATCACAGGTTTGGAAGTCCTGGCAGCAGCTCGCGAAAACTGGCCAGACGCAGACCCGTTCGAGTCTTACCAGTGGGGCGGAAAGACTATGGAAGAAGTAGCAGAGGAGCTTGAGGAGATGGAGTATCACCCCGGAAAATGGCGATTTAATCGCAGAGACGAAGGCAACACCAGACCACTACACAGACGCCCAGTATATCGAGCGTGTTGAGTTTAACTGGAGCCACATGGGTGCAGCAGGGCATGAACTTTTTAAAGATTTAGACGTGCCGGAGGCTGTAGCATATCGCATCAAGTCTAGCAGAGAGTGGAACCCGGACGACTGCCGCCGCCTGTGTGAACTGGCCGACATGGCGGACGAGTACGACAGCGCCGACAGTGATACCGTAGAGGACGTAGTAAGCGCAGCAGCCGACAAGCTCGGCGTCGAGATTTTTTGAGAGGAGGCAGCCACATGAGTTACAACAAGTTATCAATTTTAAAACCAGGGCAGACTTTTAGTATCGGAGACGCTGTTTTTATTTTACTTGAGCACGGCAAGGACACTACAAAAGCATTAGTTATTGAGAACGCTTGGACTGGTCAACCGGTTGGAATTGAGCAGCCGTTTGACGCGCACGAATCTAACTATAAACTTTCCGAGCTTAGAAGAGATATAGAGTCAGAAGACTATCAGGGATGGCTTGAAAATGAAGTAGGAGCCGAGAACCTAGTAGAACACACCGTAAGTTTAACAACGGTAGACGGTCAGAACGACTACGGAGAGCTGACTTGCAAGGTTCGCCCGATCACTTTTGACGAGGCTCGACAGTATAACAACTTAATTTCGGATACTGATGACGACAGCGGTTATACAGAAGGCTACTGGACTTGTACAGCGTGGAGCGTACCACACCGCACCGGATGGGAAACAGGCAACTTTGTTGCATATGTTACCTATAACGGCATGATAGAACGAAATAACCCTCATTGGGGCTATGATGTGCGCTTAGTATGCGTCCTTAAATCTGATATTAACGCACGGGTTAACTAACCAAAAGCACCCGCCCCGAAGGTTACGAGGGCAGAAAGGCGAAGATATGAAGCGATATTATAAAGTCTATGCTCAGGGAGTTGAAGAGTTACACCCGGTGCAAAGACTCAGCAAGCCAAAGCTTAATGATGCATTGTGGGAGACTATTGACTATCAGGCATGTAATTTTTTAGATGATCGCTATAGCGGGACGTTCTCAGGGCTTCCAGAAGCTGAAGCCATTAAGGAAGAAGTAGAGCACATTAAAGCAGATCTGGAAAACGAAGAGATCACAGATTCGGAAGCCGATGACGCTATCTCAGAAAAGGAAGAAGCTTTACACAATCTGGCCTATGATCTATGGGACAAGGGCGAAGAAATTGGTTGCGGAGACTGGGGACTTGTGCAAGTCGACGAAGACGACGAGGAGCCAAGCAGGCCATGTAAATGGCTGTAAAAGGCAACCTGCCCGGCAAGGTTAGAGCCGGGAGAAAGAAGTTTTATGCAAACGGTTAAAATTTTTAGAGTGTATGGAGCCGAGGGACACCGCCAGCGCGAAAGCTTTTATCGCTCCTATGTATCCGATATATCACGCCCAAATTCTCCGCGCTCCATCGAGGTGCGGAACAGTGACAAGACAGGGACCAATGATTTTTCTATTTTGCAGATCGTTGGAGAATCAGACATTGATTGTTACACTGAACTACAATTACAACTGTCAACTGGAGCTTTTGAGTGCTCGAAAGTAGGCGATGTATACGAGATTCTAGCCGATGGCCTCGCCGTAAAGATGGGAGCAACAGACCGGGGCTTTTTGCCTGTAGGCACTCCCGAAAGTCTTCCAGTGCCAACCCCAAGCAAGCTCAAAAAACCACACAAAAGAGAGCGAAAAAAATATGTGTCCGTGTTGTGTGACGATGGGCACATAGAGAAAGTACTGTATGACAAGATCATAGAGCACGAGAACGCAATTATAGATGACAATTTAGGCTACGGCTACTTACACAACTACACCTCACAGGAGCTAAGAAGCTACCAAAAAGAAGCCTATGCAGATCTGAAGGAGTTAAAACGGCAGCTTAGAGAGTATCCCGGAAGCATAATCAAAGAGGACCCTACAACAGAGCGCTTTGTTTTGGCCTATCCCAACTCTTAAAAATTCAGAAAGAAGCACGGCAGGCGCACAGCTTGCCGTTTTTCTTTACCCATTTTCAGACATTCAGCCGTAAATTTTTGTTTTGTGCAACTTACACTTTTTAAAAATATTTAACTTGATTTATACCTCATATTGTTGTATTATGTAATTAAGCTACTATATATAGTATTTATATGTAGCCTAGATATGGATATATAGAGTATATAGCCCATGATCGGAAAAGATTTCAAGCCGTGCTAAAACACGGTGCTTCTTTTTCTGGTCGTGGGCTTTTTTCTTTTTCCCCAGGCCTACAGTTTTTCCGTGTCGCTTCCTTATATATATAATATATACAGTATATATATTTACTGTATATGTATATGGTATATATATTTAATATATTATCGGTATATTTAATATATTATCAGTGTATTTATATTATATTTATAATTATATGGTGTATATGTATATAATATCTATATATGTACAGCGTATATAGAGTATATATAATATATTGTCTGATAATATATATTAAGTATATCTGTATAAGGTATATATGTACAGTATATATAAGGTGAGTATGTATAGTATATCTCTATGTACTGTATAGGTATAAGTATATGTATATCTGTATGTACAGTATATAGATATCTGGTAAGTAGGTATGTGTATAGTGTATCTAAGTATATACAGATACAGAGTGCAGGAGCTGACAGATGACAGCAGACAGATGATCAAGTCAGAGACGGACACAGACAGGCAGCCAGTACGGACACATGTGAGAGCTGGACACGATGAGCACACGCAGAAGGGCACTAGAAGGGCACAGGAGGCGGCTAGAAGGCATTTGAAGGGGAAAGGCTAAGATATATCCACATATACGCACGACAAAAAGAAATACAGGGAAAGGAGGGCTACAGAATGCCAAGAGGAGGGAAACGAATGCCAAGCTATAGGGATATTGCAGAAACCATGGACGGAGACGAACTGGACGCTATCCTTGACGTATCTCTGCAGGGGCTAGCTAGAGCACGTGAAAAAGGTTCACAGCCCATGTATAGCAACTCTCCCGAAGGGCTAAAAAGTTTCAAGCACGACTCAGAAGAGTATCTGGCATTTGTCCGGAACGTAAACAAAACCCCAACGGAAGGCGGAAAGCTGCGCCTAGTGCCTGATATAGAGTCCTGGGCGGCATTTTTGGGAGTTACGCGGCACATGATCACGGGCTACGAAAAGCGTAGCAGTGATTGGAAGTCTACTATAGACGCGGTAAAAGGCGTTATAACAGCTTGCAAGAAGCAGCTTGCATTTACTGGCAAAATGCCACCAGTGCTTGCAATCTTTGATCTTACCAACAATTCTGACTATGTCAACGCATCGGAATTTCGCTTATCAGCTGAGGCAGCACCAGAAGCCAAGCAGATAACCGCGGAAGAGTGGGAAAAAGTCATTGACGCAGAACCGGAAGCCCCTAAACTATCGGATTTCAAATTATCTGACGATTTAAATTAAGATTAGTCAAGGTTTCTTGATCTGTGTTAATCTCTCGGACGGTATGGAGTTCGTATAATGTTTATTATACGTACTTTTAACGGTCAATGGTACGTATACTCAGACCAGGACAGCAAAGCACTGTTGCTTTTGTATATACAAATACGCACAATTTAGGTTTTGCCGCCATAGGATCAGGAGCCGCAACCAGCTGCACAGCTGCCAGATGATCACACAAAAAGGGGGTGTAGGGGTCTGAGAGCGTGCCCCCGGCATGGGGCTACTTAGTCCCCAAAATATTTTTCCAAAATAAAAAGCCCCTTTTAACTCGTAACTACACATATGGCAAAGATAAAAGCTGTGAGCCTTGACAGTTTCTTTGCCATAATGCCAAGGCATAATATACTCAAACTATAAAATGAAAATATCAACCAAAGAAATAACCGATGAATGTCAGCATTGCGGTGACATACTGGTTTGCCAGTTGTGCCGTGAAGGACACGGAATCAATCGTGAACGAATAAACGTTACCCAAATGGTTACATGCCAGATAGAACACAAGAACAGGAGGTTATCTAATGAGAATCATTTCACAGTGTAAAACCAAATCTGTTGAGTTTTGTAACGTTGCTTTGCTGAGAAGTGATGAAACTATCTTTGCAAGGACCGCAAACCAAGACATGGTACTTGCAGAGTATAAGACTCCAGTCAGAGCAGCTGAGGTATTTGAGGAATTAAACATTTCTGCTTCTAGCTTCTTGACAGATATCTACTATATGCCAGAGGAATAAGCAATGGAAAGAAAATTAGTTTTAGTTAAATTTATTGACGGCACAAGTGAAACAATAGAAGCTTATTGCAGTTCGCGAGGTGGATACTATGGCTATCTAACCAAAAAAGAATTGTTTTACGTATCCTGCGCTTCTAACTTCTCAAAAACTCTCTTTCCTCGCGAGTTTGTTAAAGCAATATCCCTTTTGGATGAATAGGAGGAGTAATGGCTACAAAATTTGAAAACGCAACAACATGGTTACAAGGTGTTATTTCTGGATATCAAAAGCAGATCAACGATTTCTCAGCTGTGCCTAATCCAGATGCAAATAAAATAAAAGCATGTAAAGAACGTCAAGAGCTTTGTCAGTACATTTTGGACTTTATGGTTAAGGTTAAGCAGCAGAATGATACAATGGCTGCTAAAACAAACCCTCAAAATACCGCTGTAAAGCCACATAATGCCCCACAATCAATTTCAACTCATTCAATGGCAAATACTATAGGTAAAGAACAACTAGAGCAATTAGAGCTTGTTTTGGGGCTTGATGCTACAATCAGCTTTTGTAGAGCTGCTTTAATCTTGGAGCTTCCAGAATTTGGGTCAAAAGAGGCACTTCTTGGAACACTTAAAGATTTTACTGCGAAGCGTTAGGAGATTGTGCGAAATGATAAAAATTCTGAGACCTGGCACAAGAAAGGAAGCTGAATGTCCAAGTTGCGGTGCACTTTTGAGCTACGATATTTCTGACATTCTCGAGAAATCGTCGCACTCAATTACAGAAACATCATCTGCATTTTGGCTAAGCAGTAAAAATACAACTTACATCATCTGTCCGCAGTGTAATAACAAGATTATTTTGTCAGCAACTCGATAAGAAAGGAGCGTCTATGAGTGATATAGATAAATGCATTTCTGTGCTAATCAAGCTTAGCAAGTCTTTTGGAATTGATGCTAAGGCTTTGCCACCGTGTTTTAACCACATAACTGTTACTTTTAATAAAAAAATATATGATGGTACTCTGCACCGCTTTAACTATGCTTTTGAGCTTTGTTTACTGGAAAACCTTGACACTCGTCAACTTCCGGAATATTTCGAATATGTATTTTTCGATAAAATTTTGGAATATTTTATCGAATGTGAAAAAGAAGCATTCAACGCAGAGGAGTTTTTATGATTAAATTAGAACATGCTGTATTACCAAGCCCAGAACAAATAGAGTTTGCTATTGAAGGTCTTCGAAATTCCTTCAATTCATGGTTTAAAAGTGATAGTCATTGGGGCTGTCTTCACCTCGGTGAAGAACGTGATTGTGATACCTGCGATAGTATCCAACCAGATAAATGTACATGGTCTCCACAATTTATAGTTGGCAAAGAAGATATGGCACTTATGCAACGTCTATCTTCATATGGCTCCGATCATCGCAAATTTATGCGTATGCTTCCGGTATGCATCAGAATTACAGCACCACTTTATTGGTGGAAAGAAGCAGACACGTACTCTGTAGGTACTTCAAAGAATAGCTGCAGCACCATGCATCGAATTGATGCCAAAGAATTTACATTAGATGATTTCTCAGCAGAGCATCTTATTGGCTTTGAAAGTGCTGAATCTGATTTCCCAATATTTCACGGGGCAGAGCATTCGCCAATCGGCCTGCTGAATCAGACAATCCGTATACTTAATTTTTACAGGCAAAAATATCTTGCTACCAAGGAAAAGAAGTATTGGTGGCAACTAATTCAACTGCTACCGGATTCTTACAACCAGACTAGAAATGTAACGCTTAACTACGAAGTCCTTACAAACATCTATAAAGCACGCCGTAACCATAAACTGGACGAATGGCGAGATTTTTGCGACTGGATTGAAACATTGCCGTATAGTGATCTTATCACTGGAAAGGAAACGAAATGACATTTGACGAGTATCAGCGCGGTGTAATGAGAACCGCATCAGACGTAACAAAAGCGACAAAGGAAAACATGCTTATGAATGGTATCCTCGGTACTGCAGGTGAAGCAGGTGAGCTTGTTGATCTTCTTAAAAAGCAGATTTTTCAGGGGCATCCATTTGATAGAGAGCATCTTACCAAGGAGTGTGGCGATGTGCTGTATTATCTGGCACTTACTGCTGAGGCTCTTGATACCTCTCTTGAGGATATTGCGATTAAAAACAACAAGAAGCTTTGGGAACGCTATCCTGACGGCTTCAAAGCTGAAAATTCACTCCACAGAAAGGAAGGGGATATTTAATGTTTGTTCTTATTCTCCGCATTCTGGCATCTCTTTTTAACATCTTTATGCTGACTAGCATTATAGGATGGCTGAATGAGAAAAGATCCAGAGAAAGATTTGCCAGTGCTGTAGTACTTTCTGCGTTCTTTATCATGAATCTTGTCTTGACAGCCAGTGGCATGTGAGGATAAGATCACGCTGGGGTTATCGCCAAATGGTAAGGCACAGGATTTTGATTCCTGCACTGTTGGTTCGAGTCCAACTAGCCCTGTTGTGCCATTAGCTCAGCTGGAAGAGCACTTGAGT